TGCCCCGTGGGCGGGGTCGTGCTCGACCCGTTCGCCGGCAGCGGCACCAGCGGCGAGGCCGCCCTGCGCAACGCCCGCTTTTTCATCGGTATCGAGGCCAACCCGGAGTACGCCGACCTCGCCCGGGGGCGGCTGGACGCCGTTCCCATGCCGCTGCTCGCCCTATGACCCTGCTTCTTGTGGACGCCCTCAGCGCGGCGGTATGGGCCGCCCTCATGTACCTGGTCGTGGACGCCTTCGGCGCGCCGCGCACCCTGCGGGACTGGTCGCGGCTGGCCCTCATCGCCCTCGTCCTTGCCGCGGCCGTCCTGGCGCCGCTGGGGATCCTGCACGCGCTGAGCGGCGCGGCGGCCGACGTGGACGGGGCGTTGCGCGACCTCGAGGAGGTGCTGAGTGGCCGCCTACTATAACGAGTTCGACCCATTTGCGGCTGCATGGTTGCGCAACCTGATCGCCGCCGGGCTCCTCCCCGACGGCGACGTGGACGAGCGCGACATACGGGAGGTGGACCCTGATGAGCTGCGCGGATACACCCAATGGCACTATTTTGCTGGCATTGGAGGATGGCCCTACGCCCTGCGACTCGCCGGATGGCGCGACGACTGGCCGGTCCTCACGGGCAGCCCGCCGTGCCAGCCGTTCAGCTACGCCGGGCGGCGGCGCGGGGTCGCCGACGAGCGGCACCTCTCCCCTGTTTGGCTCGAGCACATCCGCCAGCTCCGCCCTCCTGTCCTCTTTAGCGAGCAGGTTGCGGGAGCGGTTACCCTCCACGACTGGCTCGACGATCTGCTCGACGCGTTGGAGCTGGAAGGTTACGCCGCGGGGGCGGTGGTACTGCCAGCTTGTAGCGTCGGTGCCCCGCACCTCCGGCAGCGGCTCTGGATCGTCGCGGACCGTCTGGGCGACGCCGATGGCGCGGGACTGGCGGAGCGGGCGGACTTCGGAGGCGACGCTCAGCAAGAACACCCGGCCCTTGAGCGAGCAGGTCGAAGCCCTTACGGTGTGGCCGACGCCGATCGCCGGGGACGCGCGCGACAGCGCCAATCACGGGGGCGGGACGCTGAAACTGCTGGGAGCGGCGCGGCTGGCGTCCTGGCCGACGCCGCAGGTGGACAGCTTCCGCAGCCGGGGCGGGGACCGGAAGCACGAGATGGGGCTGGATCAGCTGGTTCGCAGCATCCCGGAGATGGGTCCCGCGCGCATCACGGCGGATGGGGCGCTGCGGACTGGCTCCTCTGCCGGGACGGCGCGTGGCGGCCGGTTGAACCCGGCACATTCCCGCTGGTTGATGGGGTACCCGGCCGCGTGGGACGATTGCGCGCCTACGGCAACGCCATCGTCCCGCAAGTCGCGGCCGAAGTCGTGAAGGCCTGGATGGAGGTGCGGGGGCTCGAGCCGGGCTCGAGCCCAACGAAAGCACGAAAGGAGGAACCCCATGCGTGAGCTGCTTGCCAACCTGCTAGCCCTGGCCGGAGACCGAAAGCCCGCCAAGCTGCGCGCGTCCCCGTCGCCGAAGCGGCGGGGCGGAACGAAGCCGCCCCTTTCCGCCCTCACCGGGCGCAAGGCGCGACGGCGTCGCCAGCGCGCGGCGCGCAAGATCCAGAGGCGGCGCTGAGCGCCGCCTCTTACGTTACGGGGCGCTAGGGTGCGGGCATGCGGCGCAGCGGCTCCTACGACGTGCAGGTCCAGCTCGGGTTGCCGGGCAAGCTCGAGGCCATGCTGGCCCGGGCGGTCGGCGACGTGGGGGCCGTCTTCCCCAACTCGCTGCGGGCTATTAGCGCGCTGGCCGAGGCCGCGCAACGGCGCTGGATCGCCTACGCCTCGGGAGACCTGCCCCTGCCCAACGGCCACCGCATGCGCCGGCACACCGGCCAGTACGCCGACAGCATTCAGATCGAGGTGGACACCGGCGACGGCTACGTGCGCTACGTCGTCTACTCGGACGACCCCAAGGCGGGCAGCCTCGAGTGGGGCACGCCGGCGTGGGACATGCACAAGCTCCTCTACAGCTCCCACAAGGTGCGCCTGAGCAAGAAGGGCCACCGCTACCTGGTGATCCCCTTCCGGTGGGGCACGCCGGGCACGCTCGCCGTCGGGGCCTACGTGGGCCGCGAGATGCCGCAGGCGGTGTACACCTGGTGGCTGCAGGGCGACCGTGAGGACTCCTGGATCACCGGCGAGTACGAGGAGCCCTCGGTGCTGGACGAGAAGGTCGCGGTGAAGCGCTACACCTACCGCTGGGGCGATCGGCTAACCCCGACGGACGTGGCGGAGCTGGGGCTCGACCCCAACGAGGGGGTGGGCAAGCGGCTGGTGGGCATGGTGCGCATGCGCAACCCCGAGTTCGGCTTCCTGCGCAGCGAGTACATGACCTTCCGCACCCTGAGCGAGGCCAGCCCCGAGGGCTGGATGCACCCCGGGACCCCCGAGCTCGGGGTGGCCCGGGCCGTGTACGAGTGGGTGGAGCAGATCTACCCCGCCCTGATGGAGGAAGCCCTCGAGCGCGACATCGAGCGTCTGAAGCGCCGCGCCGGCGAGCGCTAAGGAGACGGCGGGCGGGGCATGGAGCCCCGCCCGCCCTGTGGGAGGTTGAGTGTCCGGCCTGACGGGAGGCTGCGCGCGGGCCAGGCGCGCTCTCGCGTGCGGCGAGGCCGTGTCCTTCCGCCCCCAGGGTACGTACACGGCAGCGCCGGCCGGACTACGCGACGCTCAGCGCCTCGCAACCTCAACCTACCGCGCCGCGCCGTAGGGTGGCCACATGGCTGAGACGCGCTTCTACGTCCAACCCGTCCCGTCCGGCGGAGCGGCCCGGATCGTCATGGGCCTCGAGCAGGGCCTCGCTCCCCTCGTGCTGACGACCCGGACGGCGACCCCCCCGGACCCCGCCAACCCCGCCGACGCGCGCGTCGTGGTCTCCCCCTCGAGCCGCCTCTACCCCGCCGACGACCCCCTGCGCCTGCGGGCGCACCCGAACCTGGTGTACCTGCAGGCGTTCGACCTGCACCCCGAGCTCGAGCAGGGGCCGGTCTACTACCACCTCTTCGCCACCCCCGACCGCGGGGGTAGCTACCTGCCCCCCGTCACGGTCGCCGTGGACGCCAGCCAGCCGACCCGGGCCGCGGCCTCCTTCGCCACCCGCGACCTGGTGCGTCCGCGGCTGGAGTACCACCTGCAGCGCGTCGTGGACTCGGGACGCGTGCAGCCGGCGGCGGGGTACATCCCCGTGCTCGAGCAGGAAAGCCTGGCCAAGGACGACCCCCTGCCCGCCGTTCTCATCAAGGAGGCCATCATCCCCACGTCCTACGGGATCGGGCAGCACCGCGGCGAGTGGACCGACAACGGCGACGGCACCGCCTACCGCGAGTACGCCTACCGTTACCGCGCCCGCCTCGACATGCTCGTGGTGAGCGAGAGCCCGGCCGAGCGCACCGAGCTCGCCAACGCCTTGCACGACGCCTTGCTCACCGACCAGCCGCTGCTCGAGTCGGTCGGGTACCGCGGCCTGACCATCCAGCGCATGACCCACGCGGCCCCGGCGCCGGAGGGCTTCATGGTCTTCGGCGAGGAGATCACCCTGGACGGCGAGATCGAAGTCGTCGCCCGGGAGGAGCTGCGCTACTCCGTGGGCGACCTCGAGACCTTCATCACCCCCCTGTGAGGAACCATGCTGACCGACGCCTACCACGTTTGCGACCGCTGCGCATCCGGCTACTACGTCACCGCGGACGAGACCTACGCGGAGGCCGAAGACCCGACCACGCATGAGGTGCACCCCCTCGAGTCGCGCCCGGGCGACCCCTACCACCTGCTTTGCCCCGCGTGCGGGGGCCGGCTCGTCAACGTTGACTGGGTAGACAAGGCGCTCAGCTTGCATGCTGATTAGGCCGTCTTGTACACTAGACACACGGTGCCCCCCGGGGTACCGCACAACCTGGGGCCGAAACGGATTCGACGGGGAGGCGAGCTCGAGCGTTGCGGGCCGAGGGGCCGGAGGCCTCGTAAAAACCGGCACCCATAACTGGCAACACCCAACCGCAACTCCGCGCTGCCTGACGGCGCACACCACCGGTTTCAAGATTCCATGCCTTACCTCGCTCACCCGCCCACGGCTGGCCCGGGCCGTGGACCGGAGCAGCACCACGGGCTACGTCCGTAGACGCGCTTGAGTGACCCTTTTCGGACGCGGGTTCGACTCCCGCCGGCTCCACCAGACGCGGGCGCTGCGCCCGCCCACCGCCCGCTCGAGCGGGCGGTTTCCTTACGGCAAACGTCGCTAGAGTGGCGGTGTATGGGACGCACAAAGGCGGCGAACACCAACCCGAAGCCCGCCAAGAAGCCCGAAAAGATCAGCCTGAACGTGTTCCTGCAGCACCAGCCGCAGGGGCCCATGATCAAGGGCGTTCTCCAGGCGCTGCATGCACGCGAAAAGCGCACCCTGGAGGGGTGGGAAAACCTGGTGAAGTCCATTCTCAAGCAGCGGACGTAACGTAAGGAGGCAGAATGAGCAAGTTCGGCATCTTTTTCAACGGCAGGGACATCGTCCTGCCCGGAGTCTACGCGCGCGTGCGTGCGGAGGGCATGACCCCCGAGCGCGGCGTTCCCAGCCGCGCGCTCGCCATCCTGGCCCCGGCCCAGGGGGGCGAGGTGGGCGGCGTGACGCGCATCACCCGGTTCAGCGAGATCCGCGAGAAGCTGGTGGGCGGCGTCGGGGCCAAGCTCGCCGAGGTGGCCATGGGCCCCAGCGGCGAGGTGGGCGGCGCGACCGACATCTACTTCGTGCGCGTCAACCAGGCCACCCCCGCCACCCTCGACCTGGGCGACGTGGTGCTCGAGGCCAAGGTGGCCGGCCGCGTGGGCAACGCGGTACGGGCGTTGCGCATCGCCAACGGCGACGCCTACGACCTGCAGGTGGAGGACACCTACCGCGGCCTGGCCGAGGCCTACAAGGGGCTCGGGCCGGTGCTCGAGCTCACCTACGAGGGCACGAACGCCAGCCCCAGCGCGGCCGTGACCGACAACGCCGGCGTGAAGACGCTCACCCTCACGGGCGACGCCACGGCCACCTTCGACTCGGACCAGCTGGACACCCTCGAGAAGCTGGTGGACGCGATCAACAACACCAGCGAGTGGAGCGCGCGGCTCGTGGGGCCGCTGGTCGGCGTGCGCACCGAGGACCTGCCCGCCCAGACCGTCACCCTCGCCGGCACGCCCCTCGTCGGCACGGTCAGCCTGCAGGGCAAGGCCTACGAGTACGCCCTCGCTGACAGCGCCATCGTCAAGGCGACCGCGCAGGCGGCCGCCCCCAGCGCCACCTCGAGCTGGCAGTTCCTCTCCGGAGGGTCGGAGGGTCCGGCGCCCACCGTGCAGGACTGGCTCAACGCCCTCAGCCTGATCGAGTCGGTGGAGGTCTACGGCGTCGTGCTGGGCACCGGCGACCTGGCCGTACTGGCGGCCGCCCGTCAGCACGTGCTCGACATGAGCGACACCAAGGCGCGACGCGAGCGCCAGCTCTTCGTCGGTCCCGATCTGCAGTCGAGCAAGACGGCGCTCAAGGACGCCCTGAAGGAAATGGCCCGCACCATCGGCGGCGCGCGCGTGGTCGTGGCCGGCTTCGAGCCCGAGATGATCAGCACCGCCACCGGCAAGGTCGAGCGCCTGGCCGCCTACTACTTCGCCGCCATGGCGGCGGGCATGAAGGCGGGCAACCGGCCGGAGATGCCCCTCACCAACAAGGCCATCGCGGTCTACGGCGGCACCAAGTGGAGCACCGCCGAGCTCGAGGAGCTGCTCGAGGCCGGGGTCATGCCCGCGCACTACGACGCGCCCAACGAGCGCTGGGTCATCACCCAGGGGATCACCTCGTACACCCGTGACGCGAACGTCATCTACCGCAAGATCGCGGGGATGGACATCGCCGACTGGCTCAACAAGAAGATCCGCAAGCGCCTCGCGCGCTTCGTGGGTCAGGTCGGGGACGCCCTCACCGTGAAGCAGATCCTGAACGCCGTCGTGGGCATGCTGCAGGAGGAAGTGCGCGGCCCCAACAACCCGGACGGCGTGCTCACCCCCGGCGTGGATCCCGCGACCGGGGCCCCGACCCCCGCCTTCCGCAACGTCGAGGCGGTCATGGACGGCTTCGACCTGGTGGGCATCCGCTACGAGGCGCACCCCGTGGGCGAGATCGCCTACGTCGTGGCCACCGCCAACCTCACCCCCGTCAAGATCGTGGCGAGCGCGTAAAGGAGGAGTGAACCGTGTCGCAGATTAGCAACCAGAACACCCGCCACGCCAACCGCTGCCGCATCGTGATGGGCGGCAAGGTCATGGCGGAGGGCACCAGCCTGCAGGTCTCGGAGGCCGGGGGCACCTCGGGGGTCTACACCATCGGCTCCGAGTACCCCCACGAGCACATCCACAACCAGTACCAGGCCCAGGGGACCATCAGCGCCCTCTACTGGAAGGAGCGCGCGCTCGAGGACCTGAGCCTCGGGAAGGGCGAGCTCGTCGAGCTGCCCACCTTCGACATCGAGGCCTACGACGAGTCGGACGGCTCGGTGCTCTTCGTGCTGCGCGGCTGCACGCTCAGCAACCGCTCCCTGGGCGTGAACGCCAACCAGCCGATCTCGCGCAACGTGCAGTTCATGGCGCTGCGCGTGGACGACAGCGGCGCCGCGGCCGGGGTCGGGCCGGTCCAGGTCTAACCCACCCCCTTTTTCGCGCCGGGGCCGAGGCCCCGGCGTTTTCATGCCGCCCCGGCGTCTAAGGTGCGGGCATGGATACCGCTACCGGAAGCGTCACCATCCAGCACGGCAACCCCCGCCTGGCCGGCGAGGTCACGTTCCACCTGGCCACCCTGTACGAGCAGATCCGCATCGGGCGCCGGGTCGCCCAGATGAGCGCCCCCATGCAATGGGAGCAGCTGCCCCCCGAGGAGCGCGCCCTGACCCGGATGCTGGCCACGCTCGAGCACGTGATTGACACCGCCCCCGAGGGCTTCTACATCACCGGCCCCGACGGCAAGCCGGTGCTCGCCCCGGGCGAGCTCGTGGGCCCCGACGTGGACGTGCTCTGGGCCGTCTACAAGGCCTACATCGAACTGGAGGACTCCTTTCGTGGCCGAGGCGGAGCTGCTGGCGGAGCTGAGACGGCATCCTGAGACGCCGTGGATCTACGAGGCGGCCAAGCGCCTCGGGCGTGATCCCCTCGAAGCCCTGGGGATCAAGGGCCCCCTCACCTTCGAGCGGGCGCGGTTCGTGCTCGAGCTCGAGCAACCCAAGCTCGCCCAGGCCCTGGAGGACGAGCGCGCGCTGGCCGAGTTCCGGGAGCGCGACCAGCGCGAGAGCGCGTGGCAGGCCGCCCTCCCCGGGGGCAAGGGCTACCGCGGCGAACGTGGAGTAGTGGAGGTCTGAGGTGGAGAAGCGGGTAGAGGTCAACATCGAAGGGCGCGTGCGGGTCACGTCCGACGAGCAGTCCATCGAGGAGGCCAAGCGCCGGGCCGCCGAAGTGGAGACGGCCGCCGAAGGGGCCACGGAGGGCCTGGACGGCACCGCGCAGAAGGCCCGCGAGGTGGCCCGCGAGGTCGAGCGCGCCTTCGAGGACATGGCGAAGAACCTCGGCCAGCGCATGCGCTCCGCCGTGGAGGAAGCGGCCGCCGGCGGTGCCGGCGGGGGCGTCCTGGGGAAGGTGGACCTGAGTCAGGCCAACCCCGCCGCCTTGCTTTCGCGCGTGGACCGCGGCCTCGTGACGGCCGGGGCCTCGCTGGCCGGCGCCCGCACCTACTCGGAGATCGAACGCATCCAGGGGCGGCTGGCCACGCTAGGCACCTACCTCGAGGCCGCCCGCCAGGCCGGGGCCCCGGACGACCGCATCGAAAGCCTCGAGGAGGCCCTGCAGGAGCTCACCGACGCCGTCAAGGAGCACAAGGAGTCCCTGGAGAAGGAGGGCCAGAAGCCCGAGGCCCAGGGCCCGCAGCCCCCGGGAGGTGAGGGCGGTGGCCCGGGCGGGCTGATCGGGCAGCTGCTCGAGCGCTGGGGCGGCGCCGGGCTGGCCCGCATGGGTTGGCTGGGCGGGGCCCTGCGCTTCCTGGGGCCGGCCGGCCTCGCCCTTGGGGCTGGCGTCATGGGCTTCCGCATGCTCGAGGGCGCGCTCACCCGGGCCAACCAGGAGGGCCGCAACGAGCTGGAGATCGCGGCCGACCTGGCCCGCCAGTACGAGTCGAGCGAGAACCCGCTGACCCTCTTCCGCAACCGCGACGACCTCCTGAGCCATACCCGCCTGCTGCGGCTCGGGTACACCGCGCGCGACGCCGAGCGCTACGCGGCCATGCTCGACCTTCCGGGCGGGATGCGCGGCGACGTGTACTCGCTGCTGCAGTTTTCGGCCACCACCGGCATCGGCGAGGAGCAGACCGCCCAGCTGATGCACCAGCTGGGGATGAGCGGCACCTTTGCCCGCGGCCAGATGGGGCAGCCGCTCGAGACCCTGAAGCTGGCCCTCGCCGAGGGGGTGCGTCTCGGGGTGAGCAAGTCCGACACGCTGCAGGCCATCCTGCGCGTCACCCAGGAAAGCGCCGCCCGCGGCGTGCAGGCCACCCAGGGCACCCTGGCCTTCAACGCCGCGCTGCAGCAGGCGCTCGCCCAGACCGGCAACCGGCTGCTCCAGGGGCAGGCGGGGGCGCAGGCGCAGTCGGGGATCAAATCGGCCCTCGCCGCGGAGGGCGACTTCGGGCTGCAGATGCTCATGCTGGACGCCATGGGCGGCGAGCTGCCCACCGCCGAGGAGCTGGGCCTTTCCGGGGCCACCGCTCGAGGCTACGAGCAGCTGGCCCGGGCCAACCCCATCCAGGCGTTGCCGATCGCGCTGCGCGCCTTGGCTGAGGGGCGCGCGCCCGAGAAGCTGGCGGCGATGGTCCGGCGCCTGCAGCGCAACCTGGGGGGCTCACCGCAGGGTCTGTCCCTGCAGGCGGCGTTGCTGCAGCAGTACGGGGTGGACAACGAGCAGCTGCTGACCATCCTGGGCGCCGGCGGGCTCGAGGCCTTCGTGACCCAGGCGGCCGAACGCGCCCCCGTCTTCGCCGAGGGGCAGGACCTGGCCGAGGACGTGCAGGGGGCCAACCGCTTCTACTGGCAGTCGCGCCAGCTGGGGGCTCTGGGCGAGGAGGCCCGCGGGCTGCGCAGCCTGGCGAGCCTCGAGCTCACCGGTAACTTCGAGGCCGGCCTGCGCTCGGTACACGGCCGCTTCTCGATCGGCCTCTCGCGCTTCTCGCGCGGCTTCGGCGACCGCTCCCTCTCCTCCGACGCCGACATGAGCGGCTTCGCCGGCGAGATCCCCACCGGGGCCTACGTGCCCGGGGAAGCACCCGGCCGCCCCGCCGGCGCCGGGGCCTTGGGGATGCTCTCCCCCGAGGGCGTGGCCGTCACCCTCGCCCCGGGGGCCGAGTACGACGCCGCCACCCGCGCGCAGCTACGCGCCCGGGGCGTGGACCCCGACGCGCTGCCCCGCCGCCACACCGGTTACGACTTCTCGATCGGCAAGCCCGGGGTCGGGGGCGACCCGATCGTCAACCCCTTTGCCCGGGCCACCGTGGCCAAGGTCGGGAAGGACCCCAAGGGCTACGGCACCTACGTGATCCTCGACCTCGGGGACGGCACCCAGGCCCGGTTCGCCCACCTGCAGGCGACCGACCTCAAGGAAGGGCAGCGCCTGCGCGCCGGCGACCGGATCGGGCTCGAGGGGCAGACGGGGGCGGCGACCGGGCCCCACCTCCACATGGAGATGATCCGCGGGGGCAAGCCGGTCACCGACCCGCTGGACTGGCAGAAGCTCTTCGAGCAGTACCTGGGCCGCCCGCAAGGCAGCACCACCGAGCCGCAGGAGCGGCGGGTGCTCGTCGAGGTGCGCGGGCTCGAGAACATCCGCGTGGAGGGCGTGAGCGGGCCCCAGGCCGACCGCATCCGTGAAGGGCTTGAAATGATCCTGGGGGCGGCCGTGCCCCAGAACCACCGGGGGGCGTAGACCATGGTCTCGGACGTTCGCGTGCGCGTGCTGACCGACGACGGCGAGCTCGAGCTCACCGAGCACGTCCTGGGCGTGCAGGTCTCCGACGGCGTAGGCCAGGAGGCCCTGCCCCAGGGCAGCGTCACCCTCCCCCGCTACCGCACCCTGAGCGGCCGGTCGCGGCGTCCCTACACCGCGCTCGTGCGCGTGGGCGACCTGGTGACGATCGAGGCGTACGCGTGGACCGGCAGCCGGGGCGGCTGGGAGCCCCTGTTGCACGGGCCCGTAATCGCGGTGGCCGACACCGAGGCCGTCAGCGACGGCCTCCAGGCCACGGTGCAGCTGACCGTGGCCTCCATGGCCCACATCCTGGCGCAGGACGCGGTACGGCAATGGATGTACCTGGGTTCGGTCGAGGGGTGGCAGCCCGTGCAAAGCCGGCTCACGACGGCCGAGATGAGCGGCGTGCCCGCCGAGGTGGCCTTCCGCTACCTCACCCGGGTGGCCTTCCACAACGCCATGTACCGCCATCAGGGGCGCAGCCTCGGCGACCTGGTGCACCTGGACTTTGACGGGCTCGAGGCCGTGGGGCCGCTCTTCACCGAGCTCACCGCGGCCGAGGGAACCCACCTCGAGATCATCAGCCGCATCCTGGACTACCCCTTCCACGAGCTGTACGTCACCACGGCGAAGGCCGGGGAGCTGCGGGGGCGCTGGCGGCACCGCGCCTCGAGCGCCCCCGGGGACGAGGAGGGCGCGACGACCGTACGCTGGCGCGCGGCCCCCTACCCGTACGCCGACCCCGGCGGCCGCGGCGTCCTTACGGCGTGGCAGGCGCTGCCGCTGCACACCCTGGACCACGACCTGCACCTGGTGCGCGGGCAAAGCCGGGCGCGCACCGACACCGCCGTGCGCAACTTCTTCATGGCCTACCCCGCGCTCTCGTTCAGCGACGACCAGTTCCTCTTCGGGCTCGGGGCCGTGGTGGCGCACCGCGCTTCCATCCAGCGCTTCGGGTACCGGCCCATGAACATCCGCACCCACCTCGTGCTCAACGACGGCCTCGACCGCAGCACGGTGGCCGACTTCATGTTCGCGCTCACCTACCGGCTCGCGGGGCAATGGAACCGCCTGCACGAGATGATGAGCGGCACCCTGCAGGCTCCCTTTTACCCCTGGATCCGCCCCGGCGAACGCGTGCGGGCGCCGAGCCTGTGGGACGCTGAGGAGCTGGCCGAGTACCACGTGCGCGGCCGTCAGCTGACGTGGCAGCCCGAGCGCGGCGGTTCGATGAGCCTGGCCGTCGAGCGCGGTCTGCCGGTCGGGGTCTACCGGGACGCCGACTGGTTCGTGCAGGGGCTCGAGCCTGTGCGGGTGGGCAGCGACATCTACGCGCGACCCTTCGCGCGCCGGGAGACGCGGTAGACTGACCCCATGAAACGCGCGTGGACCCTTGCGGCGGCCGGGTTGCTCGCCGCCTTCGCGCTGGCCGCGGCCGGCGCCTACTCTCCCCTGCTCGGGGTGCGGTGGCCAACGCCCCCGCACCCTGAATCGTCCTCCGTCTATGGCGCGCAGAAATCCTTGCTGGCCTTCCAGGCGTCGGTGCTCATGTACCAGGGGCAACGCTGCGAAGAAGGCGAGCTGTACGCATGGCCCGAGCGGGACAACGAGCGTATCCTCACCATCGCCAAAGAGGTGGCGCGCTCCATTGCCGAAGCTGGCTGGGTGGGGCAATGGAACGTGGACGCCTTCCCCCTTTACTTTCCGAAAGCCGATACAGGAGCGTTCGGCGTGTTCGCGCAGGGTTCGACGCGCCACCTTGCCGCAATCGGCCTCGCCGCTTACGAAGGCTCCGGGTTGCTGCTCTTTGCCTGCAGGATAAGCCCCTAACACCGCCCCCGCCGCTACGGTGGGGGCATGATCAAGGGCATTCAGCTCGCGCAGGTCGTGGACGTGCACCCCGGGGAGTACGCGGTGAGCGTCGTCTTTCCCCACATGGTCGCCCTGTCGGGTAAGGGGGTGCGGGTACGCGTCGCCAGCCTGGCCGCGCCGGCGCACCCGGAAAGCGGGCAGTTCGAGCTGCCCCAGCCCGGAGACTGGGGCCTGGTGGCGTTCTACGCCGACGACGAGCGCTCAGGGGTCTGGATCGCCGCCCTTCCCGACCGGGCCTGGAACGCCGTCCCCAACGAGCTCATGCAGCGCGACCCCCACGCCCGCCTCGAGCAGCACCCTTCCGGGCGGTATACGATCACCGAGGGCGACGGCTCGAGCGAGACGGTCTGGCCCGACGGGACCGCGTTGCAGGTCCTGAGCAAGAAGGACGGCCAGATCGGCAACCGAAGCTGGCTGGGCCGCCTCTGGGAGCGGTTCGTCACCCGCCGCCCCTCCCGTCCCTGGAACCCGCCGGAGCGCGCGGCCTGGTCCCCGCCGGAAAGTCCCCCGGTGGACCTCTACCTGCGGCACTCGAGCGGCGCCGAGGTGCACCTCAGCGCCGACGGCAGCCTCTGGGTACGCACCGCGGGCGGGCACACGCTCGAGCTCGACGACGACACCGAAGCGGCCCGCGACCCCGAGACCGGCGACGTGACGGCCCGGGGCGACGGAACCAAGGCGGCCGTACGCCTGCGCACCGCGGGCGGGCACGCCGTGACGCTCGACGACGGGGACGGCTTCGCCGAGGTCATGACCAAGGGCGGGCGCAAGGTGCTGCTCGACGACGAGGCCGGCGTGACCACGGTCAGCGACCCCGCCAAGATCGTGCTGGACGCCCCGGAGGTGCTGCTCGCGGGCGAGGGCGGCGTACCCCTGGCCCGGGTCGGGGACAGCGTGGAGGTCACGATTGCGGCCCTCCCCTGCACCTCGGGGGGCACGGTCTCGGGCACGGCCACCGGCACCATCACCAGCGGCTCGAGCAAGGCCAAGTCCGAATAGGCTACCCACCGCACGGGGACCTAGGGTGCAGACATGGCGCACCCGACCTCGACCCACCGCCAGCGCCTGCAGGAGGCGGCGTTCATCCTGCGCATCCGCGAGAACGGCGCCGCCCATCCCGTGCCCGGCCACCCCGTCGCCGGGCGGGACGGGGTGTTTCCCTTGCCGATCCCCCCGCAGTCCATCCGGGTCAATCAGCCGACCCGCATCGGCGTGATGGACACGCCCTACGGCGCGGTGGCCGACGAGCAGGGGGCGGCCCCGCCCCAATGGGACATCGAGGGCCAGTTCCTGCTTTCGGCGCGCAGCGTCGAGGGCGTCACCCTGGACGCCTACACCGCGCAGCGGGCGCTCGAGGCCTACATCCGCTACTACCTGGAGACCAACCGCGAGCGCGCCCGGGCGCAGCAGCCCCTGCTCACCCTCGAGTGGCACGACACCTACCAGGGCCACAGCTGGGAGGTCGTGCCGCTGCTCGTCCCCCTCGGGCAGCGCTCGAACGCCTCCCCCCTCGTCGAGCGCTGGACCCTCAAGCTCAAGGGGTTGCGTCCCGTAGGCCCGCCGCAGGCGGCCGCCGACACGGTATCCGGCGGGCTCGAGGCCGATCCCGAGCAGGTCATCGCCGCGTTCTGCGCGGAGCGTGAGGAGGTGGCCGGTGCCTAAGTGCAGTCTCTGCCCCACGTCCACCAGCCCCGAGACCGCCGCCGCGGTGGAGGCCGCCGTCGTCCCCCGGGCACAGGCCCGCACCCGCGCACGCGCGGCCCTGGGCCTCCGTAGCGACCGGAGCGGCCGCGTGCGGCTGACGGGGGCGGTCAAGCTCGAGGCCGCCGCGCAGCTCCTCACGCAGGCGGCGGGCTCCGTGACCAACACCGAGGCCCAGGGCATCCTGAGCGCCATGGCCTCGCTCATGACCGACGCCTCGCTGGAGCTTCGCAGCGGGCAGCCCCCCGAGCTCGTCTTCGGCGCCGGGGCGGGCCTGACCCTCGAGACGCGCGACCTGGCCACAGCCATCACCGCGCTCACGAGCGCCCGCAATGAGGTGGCCGTGGACGCCTCGCTGCGGGTGAGCTACCGCCTGGTGGACCGCCTGCTCAGCCTGGCCGTCCGCGCCGAGGCCCGCGGTCTCGACTGGGGTCTGGGGGTGCAGCTGCCCTTCCTGCAGTACGTGGCCTTCCGCGGCCTCTTCCGCTGGGAGGCCGGCGAAAACGTCCGCGTGGAGCTCACCCTCGGGTGGGCATGGCGCCAGCAGGTGCGCCTCGGAGGTGGAACATGAGCGCCCAGCGCGACCTGGGCTGGGACAGCAAGGACCTGGTCCTCATCATGGAGGGCTCGAGGCCCGCCATGGAGGGCGGCGCCCAGCAGCTGGCGAAGGCCCTGTACCGCCGCCTCATCACCTACCCGGGCGAGCTGCCGGCGCACCCGCAGTACGGCAGCCGCTTGCGCGACTACGTGGGCGAGGTGGCCGAGGAGTGGCGGGCGCGCCTGGCGGCCCTCGAGGCTAAGGTGTCCCTGGAAGCCGATCCGCGGGTGCGGTCCGTTCGCGCCAGCACCGCCCAGTACCGATCCGACGGAGCGCTTGAGATCACCGTCACGGTCGAGCCCGTCGAGGGCGACGACCTGAACATGACGATCATCGTGGAGGGATAATGCCGAACGCGACGTACACCCCACTCGACGAAGCCACCCTGGACATGCTGCGGTGGTTCTTCTACCGTACCGGGATCCAACCGAGCGCGGTCGAGGGGGACGTGCTGCGCACCATCTTCGAGGCCGTGGGGTTCGAGATCGAGGACCTTACCGCCCGCTTCGACCAGGAGCTCGAGCGCGCCGTACCCGAGGCCGCGTTCCGCGCCTTCGGGCTGCCGCGCGAGACCGCCGTAGCCGCCGTGACCACCCTGCGTTTCTCGCGCTCGAGCGCGGCCCCCGAGCCGTACCTCATCCCCGCGGGCACCCGGGCCCAGACGCCCAGCGGGGTTCGCTTCGAGACGACCAGCGACGCCACCATCCCCCTGAACGAGACCTTTGTGGACGTGCCGGCGCGCGCCGTCGAGCCGGGTTCCGCCGGCAACGTGCCCGCGGGCACCGTGACCGAGCTCGTGGACCTCATCCCGGGCGTGGAGCAGGTGACCAACCCCCAGCCCGCCGTAGGCGGCCGTGACGAGGAAGCCCTCGAAGACCAGATCGCCCGCTTCGCCCGCTTCTTTACCGGCCTGCAGAAGGGTACCCTGCAGTCCCTCGAGGCCGCCGCGCTCGAGGCCACCAGCCCCGCGGGCGAGCGCGTAACCCAGGTGCTCGCGCGCGACATCACCCGCGACCCCAGCCTCCCGCCGGCGGTGGTGCGCCTGTACGTGGACAACGGCTCGGCCAGCGTCACCCCCGAGATGGTGGACTACCTGCGCACCGCGCTCGACGCCGGACGCCCCGCCGGGGTGTCCCTCGAGGTCATCGCCGCGGCACCGAAGTACGTGGACATCCGCTTCCAGGTGGACGGCAGCGACGAGGCCCTGGCCGCCTGCTACGAGGCCGCCCGCCAGCACGTGCGCGACCTGCAGATCGGGCAGAAGCTGAGCCGGGAAAACCTCATCGCCGCCCTCACCGTGGCCCATCCCGACGTGCGCGAGATCACCCTCATCGAACCCGCGGCCGACGTGCCCGTCGCCCCCGGCGAGCGCGCCGTGGTGGGCGTGCTCGAGGGTAGCACCAGCTAAGGAGACGCCATGCCCCAGTCGTCGAAGTACGTACCCGCTCCCTTCAAGAAGTCGCCGGACGACACCTACGGCGACCCCGCCGAGGTGTTCACCAGCCGCCTGCTCGAGGTCGCGGCCGGCGTGGGTCTGCAAAGCGCCTACTTCCCCAGCGACACCGACCTGGACAACGGCAGCCCCAACCTGCTCGACCACCCCGACCACACCTTCTTCGCGGTCGGGCCCGCCAACTTCTCCCTGACCGTCTTCGACCGCACCAGCGGGTTCGACCCCACCCCGGGCGCGGCGAAGAACTGGACGCCGCGCAAGGCCTACAGCGTGCGCCTGATCGGAGAAAACTACGGGGCGACCGCCGACCTGCCCAGCGAGCCGGCGCCGCCCGCCTGGTACAAGGGCGGCTCGGCCGACCTGTGGAACTACAACAACGACAACGTGCTCTGGTGGGAGTTTGGCCTCGAGCCCAACACCACCTACACGTTCAGCTTCTACTACAAGAAGCTGGGCAGCGCCGACTGGAGCCTGTACGTGGACGCGGGCACCGGGAGCAGCGGCACGGCCGCCTACGACCTCTTCCAGGACGCCGACGGGCTGACCGCGGGCCTCGGGGTGTGGGCGCGCAAGGTCATCACCTTCACCACGGGCTCGAGCGGCGTCGTGTACATCCACCTGGGCGGCCGCGGATCGTGGGACGGGACCCAGCGTGAGCGGGGCCTGCGCCTCGCCTTCCCGCAGCTGGAGAAGGGCGCGACCGCGACCGCCTGGCAGCCCCCGCGCTTCTGGGTCTACCACCCCCTGCCGACCCCGGTGGCTGTGGACGAGACGATCGACAGCACCAACAACTACGCCTCCATGCTCGCGCTGGCGCTCCCGGGAAGCGCGGTGGCGTTCAAGCTGGACGCCCGCCCCGACTGGACGGGGGTCTCCCTCTACGACCACACGCGCCGGAACTGGAGCTCTCCCGTCTCGACCAGCTCCGACCAAACCGCGGTCATCGTTCCCGAGTGGTACGCAGGGAACGCGCAGCACCCCCTGCTCCTCCTCCTCGAGCCGCGCGAGCCGGGGCTGGGCGTGCAGTATTTCTCGGTGGTGCGCTACTCCAACTACACGTCGCACCTCAAGTTCGAGGTGCACGGAGTGTGGGTGCGGCACAAGCCCATCGGGGGGCTGCTTCGCGCGGACACCAACGCCACTTCCGGGGCCGGCCACAACAAGGCGCTGGCGTGGCGCGTCGTGGACGCCGGCGCCCCCTCCTTCAAGCTCAAGGTCGCCACCACGGTGGCCGCTTCCGGCTTCGAGCACGGCGACGCCGTGGCGCTGAAGTGGTACGGCGGGGCCAACGGCGACATCTTCGACAACAGCCAAAGCTCGACCGCCTCGACCTCGTACGTGCGGCCGCATGCAAGCCTGGGCGCGATCACGCTGGCCATGACCCAGGACGAGGACCTCTTCATTGACGCCATCGGCAACGCGCAGGGGCTGGCGCTGGCCTTCTACCAGGCCGGCGCGTACAAAGCCCCCGTCGTCATCGCGGACTTCCTGGACCCCCCCTCGTCGGCCGACGACGGTAGCGCCTGGGCGCGCTGGGGGCTGCTCGTCCCCGACGACCGCGTGGGCTACGTCGTGGCCGCCACCGGGCCGCTGGCGAAGTCCTACCAGCTGGCCTGGGGTCCCAACTTCCACACCCCGCCCGGGTGGAACAACGCCTACGACGCCGGCCAGCCTGCGGTGCCCTACTACGAGGTCGCGCTGGGCACGCGGCTGCTCGACCGAATGGCCCTCACCGAGACCCACGTCGCCCGTTCGGACAGCGTAGCCTCCAACCGCGGCCGCCTCGCCAACGTCTACCTCGCGCGCGACGCGGCCTTCTCGGCCAACCTGGGCGACAGCTGGCTCGCCGAGGACGGCAACCGTTACGTCTTCGTCTGGCGGCAGACGATCTACTCGAACCAGGCCGAGGCGCACCTGCTCCTCGTCAAGCCCTAGGAGAGACCCATGCCCAAGTATTCCGCCAACCTCGCATCCCCCTTCACGATCGGTCAGCTGGCCGACCAGTACAAGACCGCCTTCGACACCCTCGGGTGGGGGACCGGTAAAGTCAGCATCCAGGGCGGCTACCGCTTCACCGCCCAGCAGGCCACCGACACCGAGGCGAGCCCCATCGCGGTCCGCCCCGACGGCAGCGTGACGGCGCCGTCCTCGGTGACCAACGTGACCGCGGTGGACTGGGTGGACAACCTCGCCGGCAAGGCCTACGTCTACCCCACGCAGGACGGCCGGCACCGCTGGCCGCTGCTCTTCTACCTGCCCGGCCTCAAGGCGTTCCGCATCACCTTCACCCCGGTCTACCGCGCCGACGGGGCCACCACCGGCGCCTTCACGGACATCGAGATGCACGTGGTCGAGGGGGCCGTCAGCACCAATCCCTCCCAGATCACCAGCTCCACCCGCGCCGCCAGCCTCAAAGATCCGGCCTGGGGCTCGAGCTACACCGTGGGCCAGTCCTACACCACCCTCTGGAGCCACCCCGACGCCCTGAGCGGTGTCGCCGAAGTGGCGACGCACGCCCTCATCTACGCCAAGAACGTCATTCTGCGCATTGACCAGATCGAGTACATCGTGACCCCCGACGCCTTCGGCGTGCAGGGGCCCAACCTCGACGGCCCGCTGTTCGAGTTCCGCTTCCTCGACGGGGCGGGCTACGCCCACGGCTACATGCGCCCGCTGCCCATCCAGGACGCCTACCGGCCGCGGGTGCTGCTCCTGCCGCCCTACCTCAACTACGAATCGAGCGTCCCCTCCTCGACGAGCTACTGGCGGCCCACCCAGCTCTTCGGCCACCTCTTCAACGCCTTCCGCGACGACGGCCTCCAGCAGATCGGCGTGGTCAACGAGCACCTGCCCACCTACGCGGTGGTCAAGCACTACTCCTACGGTGCCGACCTCAGCGTGCTGCTCGCCTCCAACGGCGACCACCGCGGTTTCTTCCTGCGCAGCGCGCAGGCGGGCTCGAGCACCATCCACATCCACGCCGACCGGGTGGACAAAAGCGTCTTCCCCGCCGCGCCCACCACGATCCCCGAGCGCCGCGAGCGCGCGCGCTGGCTCGAGGCCGACGCGAGCAACGTCACGAGCCTCACCCGCGCCCCCCAGCACGTCGGGCTGCTCTTCAAGGTCGAGGGGCAGAACCGCAAGCTCACGCAGGCGCGGCTCGACCTGGTGTACGGCAGCTACTCGAACACCTACACCTTCCGCCTCTACAAGGTCAGCCTCACGAACGGCGACCTGGTCTACGAGCAGAAGGTGGCCGACGTTCCCATGGTCGGCGACGGCAGCAGCAGCTCGGGGTCGCTGCTCGCCGAGGACCTGAACCTGGACCTTGCCCCCGGCTACTACCTGCTCGTGCCTCCCACCAACGTGAAGACCCAAAGCTACCGCGGCGTGCCGACGGTGCGCAGCCCCATCGGCACCGGCGCGCGCATGCTCGGGCCGGTGGTCTGCCGCGACCTGAGCGACGACACCGCCTGGGTCCAGGGCTCGACCGTGCTCAACGTGACCGGCGCCGACTTCACCATCGCCCCCAACAACGCCGCGGTGCACATGAGCCTCAGCCTGTGGCTCGAGTTCGAGGTGGGCGACACCCCCACGAGCGGCACGAGCGCCTTCGGGGAAGGGCTGATGATGGTCACCCGCTCCCCGGGCGACAGCAGCCCCAACCCCCAGCTCTACGAGGTCGCGCCTACGGAGTCCACCGAGAACAGCAGCAACGGTAAGTGGGCCTACGGCGCCTGCCTCCCCCTCGGGGTGGACGTGGCGCTCGCCAGCGTGGAGGCGGGGCAGGTATGGCAGCTCTCGCCGCTCCCCGGCTGGTTCAGCGGCACCCGGAAGCGGTACACCACCGCCAAGTCCGCCCCCACGCTCGAGTTCGAGCCCGACGTGCAGGGGCGCTTCCCGGCCTGGATGGACCGGCCCTACCGCTTCAGCCTGCCCCTCGAGCGGACCGTCATGCGGCCGACGAAGGACGTGGCGGCCGGCAACAGCTACGCCAACAGCGACGGCTCGGAGGACCTGGTGACCTTCATCAGCCGAGCCGACGGGAACAGCCCCTGGAGCGTCTGCTTCCACACGGAGCCGTAAGGAGTAGCGCATGCCTCTCTGGAGCCAGAACCTGACCGACGCCGACCTGCTCGCGCAGCGCCCGTTCGCCAGCCCGCGCGTGCGGACGCAGGCGCGCTACTGGCGCAACGCCAGCACGCCCGGCCTCATGGACGACGGGACGGGCACCACCTTCCACCTGGCCTTTCGCCACCTCACCGGCGACGGGGTGGCGAAGCTGGCGTGGCTCTACGCATCGCCGCCGACGCAGCCCACCCTCTACCCCGCCGTGGCGCTGCGCAAGGCCCTCTCGCTGCGGGCGGGCCTGGTGGCGGCGCTCGAGCCCGCGGTGCTCAGCCTCGAGGTCACCCCGCTCGACGCCGACACGTCCCGGCTGACCGTGGTCCTGGACAAGCCGGGGTCCATCAGCATGTTCCTCAAGGGCCTCGACGCCAACGGCAACGAGACCGGGCTCATCACCGCCGGCGACGGGGCGGACGGCACCGGCTCCAAGACCCTGACCATGGACTTCCCCCGGCAGGACGGCCTCTACCGGATCGTGGTGCGGGCCGGCATGACCAAGTACGCCCGCGACTACGACGGCGACGTGGCCACCACAGCGCTCTCCACGTACGCCTCCCCCACCGACGATGTGATGGGCGGCAGCTACCAGACCGGGGTCGCGGACGGCCGTCTCGCCTTCGCGCAGGCCATCTACCCGCTCGCCGACCCCTACGGCTTCGACTCGGCCGCGGTGCTGGCGGGCCCCGACTGGGACACCGACGCCACCCGTCAGGCCATGGTGCAGGCCATCGCCGACCGCTCGAGCATTGACACGTCCAAGCGCTTCCTCGACGCCATGGTCGCCAAGGGCGCGTCGCCCTACGACGGCGCCAACACCGACCCCAACTACTACAAGAACCTTGCGGTGCCGGCGGCCGACGAGGTGTACCAGGCGGGCGGCGTCGGGGCTTACCACGACGTGTACGGCGCCTACCCCGCGTTCACCTACGACACCACCAGCCAGGACGGGACCTACCTCTCGGGGCTCAAGTCGAGCTTCATCGCCCAGATCCAGGGGGACGGCGACGCCGCGGGGTACGACCGCGCCTACGGCGAGGTCTACCAGGCCGCCCACGACGCGGAGATCACCGGCGGCCTCCCCGAGGGGGCGACGGCCTGGCCGACCAGCACCACCTCCGGCCAGGCGGACGCCGTCGCCAAGCACGTCTACGAGGCCGGCTTCGCTCGAGCCGCGCAGGAGATCTACGACCAGGGCCTCGCGGACGGCTATGACTGGCGCGTGAGCGTGGACCCCGCGCTCGAGCCCGGGGACGCCGGGTACCAGACCCAGTACCGCGACCAGGCCGCGCCGTACAAGGACAAGATGCAAGCCACGGGCAAGATCGCCGGTCTGCGCTTCTTCCTCGACTACATCGCCGCCCAGTACCCCGCGTACAGCTACGACGCGGACAACACGGCCGGCCTCGACGACGCCGCTTACACCACCTACCTCGAGGGCGAGCGCAACGGCGCCGTGACCACGGTCTACGACACCGGCCGCGCCGACGGCTACCGCGAGCTCTACGACGTGGGCGTGAGCCTCTTCAAGTTCAGCTACGACCCCCAGCTCGACGCCGCCGCCCTGAGCTCGCTCAAGGACAGCTTCCTCACCGCGGTCTACTCCTACGCCGTGACCTCGGCCCTGCAGGAGACCTACGACCTGGGGGACAGCACCTACTTCAACGACCTCACCAGCTACCCGGCCATCCGCGACCCCAGCTACGTCACCCGCACCCAGTACCTCGACGCGCTGGCCCAGCAGCTGCGCGCGCTCGAGGGCGACTTCTTCACCCGCGTCTACGAGTCCGGGGTGATCTACGTCTACCGCGACCGCATCTACCCGCTGGCCGAGCCGTTCGGGTTCACCTTCGACCGCGCCCAGAAGCAGGCGAGCTACTACGCCGACCTCGAGCCCGACTTCATCGCCGCCCTGCAGGAAGGGTACGCCGGCGGGCACATCGTCCGCGTGACCCGCAACTACGACCCGCAGACGTTCACGGCCCACGTCGAGGTGGAGCTCAGCCGCCCGGAGGGGGTGCTGCTCTTCGTCACCGACAAGGACGGGAACCAGATCGGGAGCGTGCTCGAGTCCCTGAACCCGCAGACCATCCACGAGTTCTCGTTCCCGCTGGTGCCCAACGTGGACGAGGTGTACCTGCACGTGGAGCTGAGCAACCTCGAGGACGGACCCTCGGGCGACGCTCCGGCCGACGGCTACCAGTACATGTAGCCGGTCACGGACGCTAGGGTACGGACATGGCGCAGACCTTCAACCCCGACCCCAACCCCCTCACGGGTCCCGGACAGGACCATGTGGTCGTCACCCTGCCCCTGCAGCCCCCCACGGGGGCGGCGGACGGCGGCGCGAGCTCGGGGAGGGTCTGGCGCCTGCCCCCCTGGCTGCCGCTGCGCGGCGTCACCGCGGACCTCATGGACGCGCTCGACGCCGGCCTGCAGCGGGTGGACCTGAGCGCCCTCGGCCAGCTCGACGTGCAGCTGGCGACGTGGGAGTGGCTGGACTTCCACGCGCGCCTCTACGGGCTCGAGCCCCGCTTCCCCGGGGAGACCGACGAGACCCTGCGCGAGCGCATCCTGGGCGAGCTGCGCCTGCCGCGCACCACCCCGGAGGCCATCGAACAGGCCATCGAGCGCGCCTTCCCGGGCACCACGGCCACCGTCTTCGACTGGACCACGGTGGAGACCAAGGGCGGGTACACCATCCGCCGCTGGGACGGCGTGCAGACCTGGGACGGGAGCGTGCGCTTCAACCCCGGCGGGCCGTACGAGAACCTGAAGTATTACCTCGGGGTGCTGATCGTGCGGCTCGAGGGCGGCCCCTACGACCTCGCCGTGGTGCGTTCCATCGTGGACCGCTTCCGCCCCGCCGGCACCCTCCCCCACTACGAGGTCATGGGCTCGAGCACCATCCCGCTCGACGGTACGCGCATCCTCAACGGCAACTGGGTGCTCAACTCCGCCTGACCGCGCCCACGCCTAGGGTGCAGTCATGGCACTCACCGGCGACCCCAACGGGACCATCGCGCTGGACCTCTACGAGATCCAGACGACCGACCCCGTGCACCCCTCGACGATCAACCCCCAGCTGCTGCAGCTGGTGACGAACGACGCGGTGCTCAAGAAGCGCCTGGACATCATCGAGGCGGCGGGGGTGCTGGCCCTGCCCGGCCGCGTGAGCGCGCTCGAGGCGGTGAACGCCGGCTCTCGCCTCGACGCCCTCGAAAGCATCGGCGCCGGGCCGCGCCTGGACGCGCTCGAGGCCGTCAACGCCGACGCCCGCCTGGGGACCGTGGAGCAGTCCATCATCACCCTGGGTTCCCGCGTGTCCACCCTCGAGGCCGTCAACGCCGACGCCAGGCTGGACGCCCTCGAGCAGGCCACCCTGGCGATCACGGTCTACACCAGCGATCCCCCCGCCGACGCGGCCGTGGGCTCGCGCTGGCTCAAGTCCTGGAACGGCACCCACATCATCCTGACCAAGATCGGCACCAGCAACGGGAAGAACCTCTGGCGCATGGAGCCCCTGAGCGTGCAGCTGCGCGCGGCGGCCATCATGTTCGACAGCGGCGTCAGCGACCGCTGGCAACTGCAGACCATGATGTACGGCCTCAAGGTGGTGCACGCCGTGCCGCTCATGCTGCGGTACAAGTACATCGCGCAGTCCAACCAGGGCGACTTCCGCTACAAGGCGCAGGCCTGGTGGAACGTGGACGGCAACGCGAGCCCGAAGGGCGTCGTCAGCCGCTGGAACGACCCCGGGGACGAAGGCGCACCCAGCACCACCTCGGGGGCCCAGACCATCGTCAACCGCTCCACCGGCGAGGGCGCGAAGACCGACCACCACGTCCAGGCTGAGATTGACCCGACCACCGTGAGCCCGCTTCTTCCCAGCCGCATGATCTGGGTCCGCGCCTTCCGTGACACCAAGTGGCCCGGCGACAACCACCCCTCGGGGCACGTGGAAATCTTCCTCGACGCGACCCTCCTCATCACCCTTGAGCAGCAGTAGGAGAACCCATGGACCTGATCGGCAACGAAAACGGCACCTTTACCGACCGCGTACGCGCGCTCGAGACCACCGACCCCGCGCACCCGGACACCTGGAACCCGCAGTTCCAGGACCTGATCACCAACGACGCGATCCTCTACCGCATGGTGCAGGAGCTGGGCGGCACCGGGGGCCTGGCCCCGCGGGTGGCCGCCCTCGAGGCCCTGAACATCGGAGCCCGCCTGGACGCCCTCGAGGCCGTCAACGCGGACGCGCGCCTGAGCGCCCTCGAGGCCGTGGACCTGGACGCCCTGAACGCCGCCGTGGGGTCGCTCTCGGACCGCATGGACACGCTCGAGTCCTGGGCGGCGACGGCCGACCCCGCCGGCGACGGCATCGGCTGGGACGACGTGCAGAACAAGCCCACCACCTTCGCCCCGGAGGCCCACACCCACCCCCTCGCCGAGATCAGCGACTGGCCCGCGGGCGTGGACGCGACCGAGCTCGGCTACCTCGACGGCGTCACCGGCCCCATCCAGACCCAGCTCGACGGCAAGGCCGACCAGGCGGCGCTGGACGCCCACGTCGCCGACGCCGACCCGCACCCCCAGTACCTGACCCAGGCCGAAGGCGACGCCCGCTACGCCCTCACGGACACGGCCACCGCCCCCTCTGCGCTCACGGTGGGCGCCAGCCCCTTCGAGTACCAGAACCCCGGGACCAACCCCGTGGCCGTGATCGTGCAGGGCGGCGACCCGAGCCTGCTCGAGTTCAGCCGCGACGGCGCGACGTACTACGACCTCGGAGTCACGGCCGGCATGGTCTACCTCGCCCCCGGGGACCGTCTGCGCATCACCTACGCCACCACCGCCCCCAACGCCACGGTGGTCCCGCTCTAGCCGTCTGACGGCTACGGGTTCGAGGGTGCGGGCATGGAACGCCTCACGACCTTCTTTCTCTCGATCGCCGACATCCTGAGCCGCCTCACCGACCTCCTCATCGTCAAGCTGCTCGTGGGGTTGGTGATCTGGATCTACTCGCCGTGGCGTGAGGCGTACGGCATCCTGGGGGCGCTCGTGGCCCTCGACTTTCTGACGGGGGTGATCGCCGCCCGCTACCGCGGGCACCACATCACCAGCGCCATCATGGCCACCAAGACGGGGGCCAAGCTCGTGGTCTACGGGACGGCGCTCGCCGCCATCAACCTCGCCGAGCGCGGCATCGGCATGGGGGCCCTCTTCACCGGCGTGGGCCTGGGCATGCTGATCGTCACCGAGGCGCTGTCCATCCTGGAGAACCTGCAGCGCATCTACCCCGACCTCCCCATCCTGCAACGGCTCGAGTCCCTATTGCGCGAGCGCGCGCCCAGGTCCGACGTGTAGCCTTACCGCCACCGTTTCTACGGTGGCGGCATGGCAAAGGAGCGCAGACACCTACCCGGTACCAACACCCGCTTTCTCAAGCAGCTCGAGCAGGCGTCGGAGCTCGCCGACCTAGGCAGCGGCCCCAGCGAGCTTCGCGTCTTCGTACCCGGCACCCCCGCCGCCGACGCCGTCCTGTTCATCTACGTGGCGGCCGAGCACGTCAAGATCCCCGCGAACGGCAACCACCGGCTCTACGCCGACCTGCCCCCGGCGGCCGACTGGGTAGCCGACATCTCGGGCGGCAGCGGCTCGATCGCGGCGGCCCTCCTCGCCGGGCAGTCGGACGGCGCGTTCGACTTCCCCATGGGGGACGTGTACCTCGCCCCCGGCGACACCCTCGTCATCACCGCCCCCGCGACGGCCGACACGTCCATCGGCGACATCGCCTTCACCCTGCAGCTCGAGCCCGCCGATCCGAGCGAAATGCCCGGTCCGATCGTTGCCGGCGGCGGCAACTACGGCGTCATCGGCATGCTCTAACGTCCATGAACCGCAAACCCCACCCCACCCTCCAGACCCGCGTGCTCCGCATGGTGCACGCGTTCGAGGGGGGGCACCTGGCCGGCGACTTCGACGGCCAGGTGCTCTCCTGGGGGCCGCTGCAATGGAACCTCGGGCAGGGGACGCTGGGCCCGGTGCTGGCGCGCATCGTCGAGCTCGAGCCCGAGCAGGCCGCCCGCATCATGGGCGAGGAGTTCGTCGAGGCCGCCCGGCGCGGCAACGCGGCGCTCGTGGATTTCGCCCGGGCGCGTATCCTGGACCGCCGCGGCCGGCCGACGTGGGAGTGGCGCAACGCCTTCCACCGCCTCGAGGAGCTGCCCGGCACCCAGCAGGCGTTCCGCGAGGCCGCCCAGCCGTACCTGGACCGCGGCCGGAGGCTCGTGGAGGCCCTGGGGTTCACGACCGAGCGCGCCTACGCCCTCGGGGTGGACATCGCCGTGCAGAACGGCGCGCCGCGCCGCGACCACATCCGCCGCTACCGGCGCCGCCTCGGGGCGGGGACGCGCTACCCCATGGAGTGGCAGCGCCTCAAGCTGCTGGCCCAGGTGGTGGCCGACAGCGCCAACCCCCGCTGGCGCGACGACGTGCTGAGCCGCAAGCTCACGATCGCCGTGGGCCGCGGCACCGTGCACGGCCGGCGCTACGAGCTCGAGCGCGACTTCGGCATCAGCTACTGGCGCAAGTGGTGGGAGGACCCCGACCGCCCCAGCGCCTAGGGTGGCCGCGGAGGTAACGATGAAGAAGCTGCTCTCGATCCTGCAGGCGATCATTCAGGCGGCCGGCCTCGCCGTCACCCTGGTGGAGCTCACCGCCGAGGGGACCGGTGAGAAGGGCAAGGCAAAGGAGGACAAGGCGGTGGCGCAGATGCGGGAGCTCTTCCCCCCGGAAATGCTCCCGGAGGCCTTCCGCGACAGCTACGACATCATCGCGCGCATGGTCATCCGCGCCGTCGTCGCTTTTTTCAACGCCACGGGTTTTTTCGAGAAGTCCGGCGCGCCGCCTACCTAGGGGCGGGGCAGGTGCGCCGGCGACCCCGACGGCGAGGATTGCGCAGGTAGACCGGTGGCGGGCTCGAGCCCGCCGCCTCTGCTATTCCCCGGGTCTGTTACTGAACCGTTAGGCCCTTTCTCTACCCCACCCGTGCCCGTCTGTAGAATAAGACGCATGATAAAGCACCTTATCGCTCCCCTGGTGCTGGCCGCCGGACTCGCCTTCGCCACCGGCGCCGGCGGCACCGGCTGGACCGGCTGGGACGTGGAGCTCGGTTGGGAGTGGAGCGGCCCCGCGCCGGCCGCGACGGAGCCCTCAGCCGACCGCGCACCGTTCTCGGGCCACTACGTGCGCCTGGACGCCTACTACTGGCTGGGCTCGAGCTGGGACGTGGACGCCTACCTCATGCCCCAGCTAGCCTTCTACCCGGGCGCGCTCGAGCGCTCCTGGGTGGGGGTGCAGGCCCTAGCGGACGGCCCCCGCGTGACGCTGGGGCTCGAGGCCCAGTACCGCCCCGCAGGCACCTACGTGTTCCGCGCCTTCGCACGCCTGGGGGGTAGGTAGTGGCCGGACCCAAGCGCCCCAAGTGGCTCACCCCCGAGCTCGAGGCCGCCGCCCGGGCCTACCTCGAGGCCAACCCGGGCCACGGGCCCCAGTACCTGAAGAACCACCTGGCCTCCATCGGCCACGAGCTCACCTACTACCGCTCCCGGGAGCTCTACCACTTCGTGACCGCCTACACCCCCGAGGGCATGCCGGCGCCGGCCCCCAAGCGCCCCCCGGAGCCGCCCAAGGTCCAGGAGCCCAAGCGCCCCGACGTGCGCTTCGAGGAGACGGCCACCGGCAACGCGACCCTGGCCTACAAGGGCGAGCGGCCGCTCAGCCTCGAGGACGTGCTGCGGATCGCCCAGGTGGACCCCGACGTGTGGGAGGTCGAGCGCTACGTCGTGAACACCTGGGAGATGGGGCGGGCCAAGACCAAGAAGTCCCTCGAGTGGGAAGACAGCCGCATGAGCGGCATCATCGAAGACGAGGGCGAGATCAAGAAGGCTCCCCTGTGGCAGATCAAGGTCTGGCTGCGGCGCAAGCGGGACGTGGACCTCAAGGCCATCTTCGAGGGGCTGATCGAGGACCTGGCCGCCCGGGCCGTACCCCGACCCACGGGGCAACCCCCGGTACGCGTCCGCCGGCTCGAGCGCAACTCGGGGTACCTCGCCGAGATCAGCGTCTACGACCTGCACGTGGGCAAGCTGGCCGCGGCCGAGGAGACGGGGAACGCCTACGACACCAAGCGGGCCATCGCGGTGTGGAAGGAGGCCGTCGAGTACCTGCTCGAGCAGGCCGCCCTCTACCCCCTGGACGAGATCGTCATCCCCCTGGGCAACGACCTTTTCCACATAGACACCCTCGACAACACCACCACGAAGGGCACGCGGGTGGACGTGGACACCCGCTGGCAGACCGCCTTCCGGCGGGTGGTGGACCTGCTCATTACCGACCTGATTGACCGCGCCCGGGCCATCGCCCCGGTGCGGCTGCTCATGGTGCCGGGCAACCACGACCACCAGCGCACCTTCTACCTCGGAGAGGTGCTGCGGGCCTACTACCGCGCCACGGAGGACGTGCACGTGGACAATGGCGCCACCCCGCGCAAGTACCTGCGCTGGGGGCGGGTGCTGATCGGCTACACCCACGGCAACGAGGAGAAGCACCGCGACCTGCCCCTCATCATGGCGAACGAGCGCCCCGAGGACTGGTCGCAGACCCGCTACCGCGAGTGGCACGTGGGGCACCTGCACCGGAAGAGCGAGGCGGCGTTCCAGCCCCTCGCCGAGAACGGCGGGGTGCGCGTGCGCGTGCTGCCGTCCCTCTCCGCGACGGACGCCTGGCACCACAAGAAGGGCTTCATCGCCAACCTGCGCTCGGCCGAGGCGCACGTATTCCACCGTGAACGCGGCTACGTGGCCATGTTCCCGTTCTTCGCAGACGGGGACGGGCTCGAGCCCCGAAAGGAGACCGCATGAAGAAGGCGTACCACCGGCTGCGAGCCGCCCTGGGCCTCTACCCCGAAGCGTGGATCGTCCGGGAGCTGGGCCGGCGCGCCCGTACCTACCTGGGCATCCGTAGCACCTTCCTGAAGGCCCACGCCGATCCCAACTACCCCAGCTCGGAACACCTGAACAACACGAACGCCCTCTACCGGGCCGCCGCGGCCTACGACGAGCTGGTCATGGAAAACCTCGAGCTGGTGCGGGCGCTGGCCCCCGACATGATCGGGCTGACCTCGAGCATGGGCACCACCCCCGCCCTGGTTCTCGTCCACGGCGCGCAGGCGGCGCCGGCCCCCTCGGGGGTGCAGGCATGATCGCCCTCGACCTCGACGGCGTGGTCGCCAACCTCACCCCCGTCGTCATGCGGCGCCTAGTGGAGCGGCTGGGGCTCGAGCCCGCGGACGTGCGCTACTGGGACCCCGAGCACTACGACGACGTGCTGGCCGAGTTCCCCGAGCGCGTACGGACCCCGGAGGCGGAGCGGATCCTCTCGGAGATCTACGGCGACCCGGAGACCTACCGGGAAGCCCATCCCATGCCGCACGCCCTCGAGGCCGCCCAATGGCTCGCGCGGCGCAAGCTGCTCACCGCCTACATCACCCGGCGCAAGCCCCACACCCGGGACGTGACCCTGGAGTGGCTGCGCGAGCGCGGCTTCCCCATGCGCCCCGTGCATCACGTGGAGCGCCCCGAGACCAAGGCGGAGGTGGCCGCGCGCCTCGGGGTCTCGATCCTGGTCGAGGACAGCCCCCGGGAGGCCCGCGAGTTCGCCGAGGCCGGCCTCACCCCGATCCTGATCGAGCACCGCTACAACCGCAGCCTCACGGAGCCGTGGGTGCTGCGGGCGGGCAGCTGGGAGGCGCTGCGCGGTCTGCTCGAGCGCCTACCCCTGGACTACCGCGAGCGGCGCGACCCGCTCGGGTACGGCAACAAACGCGGACAGCACGGGAGGAACGCATGAAACCAAGACTGATCGGCATCACCGGCAAAGCGCGCGCGGGCAAGGACAGCTTCTACGGCATGGTGCTGGCCCCTCGGGGCTACACCCGCATCGCCCTGGCCGACCCCCTGAAGGGTCTGGCGCTGGTGCTCGAGGGGCTGACGGTGCCCATGGTCACGCCGGGGCTGGCGGAGCAGGTGGCCGCGTACACCAAGAAGGTCGCCAAGGACGAGGGCCGCGCCCCCGAGCCGCGGGAGATCGTCGGGATCTACCTCAAGCCCACGCTCTCGATGGTGCTCGAGCGCTACTACGCCTACTTCGGCGCGAACAAGGCCCCGCGGGAGCGGCGCCTGCTGCAGCACCTGGGCACCGAGATCGGCCGCAGCATTGACCCGGGCCTCTGGCTGGTCCCGGCCCTCACCGAGGCGCGCCGGGTGCTCGCCGCCGGCGGGCGGGTGGCCGTGACGGATGTGCGCTTCCCGAACGAGGCGTACGCGATCCAGGGCGACGTGGAGCGCATGCGGGCCTACTACGAGCAGCACGACGGTCCCACGCTGGACGTGGTGCGGCACGCGCTCACCCATACCTGGGACGAGGAGGGCGGCCTTCTCCCCCCGCCCGGCCTGGGCGAGGTGGTGCGGGTGGTGCGGGACAACGCCCCGGAGGTCCTGGATCCCGAGGCGCAGAAGCACGCCAGCGAGCGCATGGTGGACGCGGTGGAGCCCGACCACACGGTGAGGGCCGCGTCCCTCGTCGAGCTCAAGGCGGCCGGCGACGAGCTCTTCGGACCGGTCGAGGACTACCTGGCCGGCGCATAGCGGCACGTAGGTTAGACAGACGCCCGGGCTCGTATGCTGGCCCGGGCGTTCGTCTGTTCGGCTACTTGCGCCGCCACAGCGGGCAATGGGGGTCGCTTTCGCCCACCCGCAGGTTGATCGCGGCGTTGCTGGGGTGATTGCACCGCCCCTTGCCCCCCGACAGCGCGGAGTAGTAGCGGCAGACCCCGCAGGTGCGGCTGAGCGCCCGCTGACGCTCGAGCGCCAGGTCGCCCGGCCTCAGGCCTTGGGGGGTGGCGGCCTCGAGCGGCGACGGGGGCTTGAGCGAGGCCTCGGCCCCCATGTGGATGGTCGTGTCCCCCATCCGGCGGGCCAGCCCGACGAGGGCGTAGACGTGGGCGTGGGCGAAGTGGGGGTCGAGGGCCAGGTGGCGGTAGATCTGGCGCACCTCGCCGGAGTGCACGCGCTCGCCGGTGGGCAGCGTGCGGTAGACCGGGATGGTGGCCCGGGCAATGTTCTCGAGGTGGGTCACGTACTCCTTCGCCACCGGCCACTTCTGCGCCACCCCGCCGATGCGCCGGGTCTGGTGCTTCTCGTAGAAGTCCACGGGCACGCGGATGCGGCGCCGCTGAAACTGCGTGAGGGCCCAGTCGAGGGCCTTGTAGCGGTCCAGCAGCACCCGGTACTCGTACTTGACCTCACCGGTGGACTTCTGGATGTCCTTGCGGGTGCGCTCGTCTTTCCACGTGATCGCGTGGGGCGAGTCCGCGTAGTCCGCCAGCCAGACCACCCCCTTGGGCAGGCGGCGGGCGAGGCCGACGGCCAGGTCGTAGGAGGGCTCGCCGTCAATCACCACGATCTTGGCGTGCCAGCGGCGGGCCAGGAGCTCGAGCGCGCGCACGGCGTCCTCACCGCTGACCTCCAGGACCTCAAGGTGCACCAGGTCGAAGGTGCTCCCGTGGCCCAGCTTGTAGACGACGGCGTGCTTTTCGGGGGCGCGCTGGTCTACGCCCACGGCCACCCACTCCCCCTTCAGGTCCTCGGGGTCGGGCCAGCGGTACTCGGGGTCCATGCAGGCCTCGACGGTCTCGCGCGGCGCCGGCACGGCGTCGGGGTCGCGGTAGGGCAGCCCGAGGCGCGAGTTGTAAAACTCGGGCAGGTTGTCGCCACGCTCCCAGGCCGCCCACAGCTCGGGCAGGTAGCGGTTGCCCCGCAGGATCTGCGAAAACTGGTAGCCCTCCCATTCGGCGCCGGGGTTTTCGGGCACGTAGAACCCGTGCTTGAGCAGCACGTCGTCGGTGATCTCGGTCTTGCACTCGGGGCATTGGTAGTAGAGCCTCGAGCCGTCCCGGCCCACCACGTCCGGCCAGCGCAGGGGCATGACGATCCCCTCGTGGTGGAGCTTGCAGGCGGGGTTGGGGCAGGGCGTCCGCCAGTAGTTCATGGTCGAGCGCTGGAACCAGCGGTCTATGTCCATGCCCGGGAAACCGGCGGTGGAGTTCAGCTCGATCAGCCCGCGGCGGCCCTCCCACTCGAACCTCGAGGCCGAGACGCGCACGAAGGTGCGCTCGATGGTGGCCAGGTCCATGAGGCGCACCTCGTCGAAGAGCAGGGCGTCCGCCGGGAAGGAGTCCACCCCGATCCCCGAGCGCATGCCGCGGAAGCGCATCGTGGAAACCCCGACGCGCACCAGGCCCACGGCGTCCACGTCCCCGATCAGCTTCATCATCTTGCTCGACGACTGCATCATCGGCCGGAAACGCGACTTGTGCAGGTCGAGGACGGCCTCGAGCGTCGGGAACATGAGGGCGACGTTGAAGCGGGTGTTCGCGTCCGCGGTGAGCCAGCCGGCGCGGTACAGCAGCTTCACGGTGAGGCCCATCTGGGCGGCCTTCATGATCACCAGCCGGGTGAACGGCTTGTCCCGGCGCTCGCCGTACAGCGCTTCCAGGTAGGGGCGCCCCTCGAGGGAGAACCGCGGCCCCCCGACCCCCTCGGGGCGGATCCCCGACGCGTGCGCGAAGCCGGCTAGGGTCTCGAGCTCATCGGCGCTGAAGACCGGCGGCGGGCGAAACAGGACCTCGCTCGCCGCGCGTGCAAACTCAGGCTCGAGGGCGGGCGCCATACTTCCACCCCCAGACGGCCAGGGCGAGCGCGTCAATGACGTGCGGCCAGTCGCGCCGGGGCAGGCCCTCGAAGGTGTCCGCCGGCCAGCCGCCGAGCTCGAGGGCGAGCCGCAGGGCGAGCGCCCGGCTTTCCTTGCGCACCGTCGGCACCCCGTAGCGGTCCCCGGGGATCGCCATGGCGCCGGCCCGCATGGCGGGCTTCCAGACCGAGGCGTAGGTCTCGACGAGCGGCACCTTGTAGACGTGGGCTAGGGCCTTGACGTACCCCAGGACCTGATTGGCGTAGGCGGCGTGGATGTTCGGGCGGCGGCCCTGATTCTCCCAGCCCTCGAGCACCACCAGGTGCGGGCGGTAGTCCACGAAGGCGGCCGTCAGGACCTCGAGGGCGTCGGAGCGCGGGACGGCGCCCGCCATACGCACGGTTCCCCCTTCGACGACGGCGTGCCCGGTGGTGCCCCCGGGGTCCACGGCGTAGATGCGATGCGCAGGGCTCATACCCCCACGCTAGGCGCGGGGGCGGTCAGAAGCGGCCGCCCGGGACGCCCAGGGCGGGAACCTTACACCCGCAGGGCCTCGGGGTGTAAGGTTCCGGGATATTCCCGTTTATTTCTATTAGCGGGAATATTAGACGGTCCAGCCAACATGCTTGCTGCGTGGTCTGTAACACCAGACCATCAGCGCAGCAGGAGTTGCAGGAGGGCCACCACCAGGCGCGCTATCTGCAGCAGGAGCGACACGCGCTCGAAGAGGCCAGGGTGGCGGTCTGGACAGGGCTTACGGGTCTGATTTTCCTTACGATTGCTCTTCTTGTATTTTGGCTTTTGATACATTTTTGAGTACCGATATAGATTTTAGTAAAGGCCGGTGAACAATGGAAGCTGCGCCCCACACGCGCACAAAGCCGTCCCGGTGGCGGGCCCATGAGCAAGGCCGCCCTTCCCAGGGCGGCCTTTGAGGAGTCGAGACCGGATCAGGCCGCGGCGAAGCGCGCTTCGTACTCCCGCCGGTGCTCGCCCGTGAGGGCGTCGGGGTCTTCGTCGCCCAGCGATTCCAGGGCGTCCAGGAGCACCCGCTCGAGGTCGCCGCGGACGAGAAAGCCCTCAGACCGGGCCAGCTCTTCCAGCGCACTCACGGCCTCGTCGAGGGATTTTTCCGGGGGCCAGACCTCAGCGAGCTTTTCGCGCGACGGCACGTTCACGCCCCAGACAACCTCATCGGCGTCGTAGGACGGCACCAGGTCGCCGTCGAGCCCGTACTCGCGCTCGAGCAGGTCGCCCAGCTCCTCCTCGGCGGCCGCGGCGTCGGGCGAGAGGCGGCCCACGCGGTTGCTGCCGTCCCACTCCACGCTGAGGCCGGCCGCCACGCGCTCGAGCAGGGACAGCACGCGGTCGTCTTCGGCCAACCGGCGCAGGGCGTCCGCGGAGAGCCGCGGGTGGAGCGACCACTCACGGACGCGGCCGTTCCAGACGGCCTCCGGCGTACCGTCGGAGTACGCCACCCGGAACCCCACCTCGTCCTCGCCGAGGAACAGGTAGGCCGGGCGGGGCTCGAGCTCGTTGCCAAGCATCACGTGCAGCGGGGCCAAGGAGTCACCGAGCTCGCTCAGGGCCGCCAACAGTTTCGCGCTCATTTCCGCTTTCTTCATCGCATACCTCCCACACCCGTATTGTAGCACGGTACGCGTACCCTTGCAATCCTATTGCGCGCGGTCCGCGTACCGTGCTAGGATGGCGGCGGAGGTGCTGAAATGCCCATGAAAAACGCCTTGCGGGTTAACACGTCGCTGAGCCCGGACGTGCGTCCGGGGGCCGACCTGGTCCAGCGGGCGCGCTCCGCCACCCCGACTGAGATCGCGCGCCGCGACCTCGCGCGCTACTACTCCATGCTCGAGCGCGCCATGCGCGGGTTGCGCGACCGCTTCTCCGTTGCTGAGCTCGAGGCGCTGGCGTACGCCCTCAGCTCGATGGCGTCCGTGGAGGCTCCCGAGCTGATCTACCTAGTGCCGGCGACGGTCGAGGAGGCCGAGCAGCACGAGCGCCTGTGCGAGCAGGCCGGACTGGACGACTGCGAGGGCCTGCTGCGGCGGGTCCGGGAGCTGAGCCTGGCGGAGCGCTACGCGCTGGTGGACGCGATCGGCCAGTACCTGGAGCTCCCGCGTGACCAACGCGGCGAGGAGGGCTGGGTCGGTTTGGGTCTGCGCTCGAGCTAGTCCTGCGTGCGTTCCGGGAGCTGCAGGCGCTTCGGGGCCAGCAGCTCCCGGCGCAAGCGGTCCTCGAAGACGTTCAGGGTTTCCTCGTCCATCAGGTCCCAAACGATGTCGCGGACGCCCGCGGCCAGCTTGACGAACTGCTCGAGCGCCCTGGTTTCGGCCAGCTTGGCCCGGGTTTCGGCGCGCTGCTTGACCGCGTTGATCACCTTGAGGGCGGCCTCGACGAGGCGGTCCGTCCAGGACGACAGCTCGGTGGCGAGCCGCAGGGCCGCGCGCACGTCCCGACCCAGCTCGACGGCCGTTTCCACGTCGCCGTACGACCTCGCCTCCGAGGCCGCCGCGGCGAGCGTATCGGCCAGCTTCTCGAACTTCTCCGCCTTGTCCTTCTGGTTGTCCGCGAGGCTGAGCAGCCACTCGAGGGTGGCCTTGAGGGTGGCCAGCGCCGCGTCGGTGTTGTCGAGCTCTCCCCCGAGCTCGAGCAGCTGATCCCGCAGCTCCCGGATCGAGGTGAGCCCGTGCTTGGAGTAGAGGCCATGCACGGGCGGCCGGCCCGGGGGCTTACGCGTGCCCTCCTTTTCGCGCTTGCCCGATCCGGCGCCGTGCTTCCAGCAGACCTCGAAGCCCTTGCGGGCCGGGTTGGAGCAGCGCTTGCCGTTCTTGAGGGTGGCCTTGCAGCGCAGCGCCCGCCCGCCGTTGGGGAGCTGGATGTAGTCGTCGGAACGGTCACCCATCGCACCTACCGTACGCGTCGATACCGTGGGAGTTTTTCCGGCCTCGAGCGGTACATGGGTAGCGGTAACAAACGGTACCCCCACGGTAGGAACCGCGGGGGTACCGCCCTAGGAGGGTAGGACGGCCGGTTAACCGCTAGGTTCGCAGCGGTACCACGATGCTCCAGGTGCTTTCTCCGCGGATGACCGCAGGGGTCACGGGACCGCTGAGCTCGAGGGTGGCACGATCGGTGTCCACGTGCTGCAGCGCCTCCTGCAGGTAATGCAGGTTGTACGACTGCAGGACGGGTTCGCCCTGGACCGCCAGGAGCTCCACCCGGTCGTTGGCCTTACCGTAGTCGCCCTCGGCGGTGAGTGTGGCGGCCCCGTCCTCGAACCGCACGTCCACCCGGGCCGTGTTCGGGTCCGTGAGCGGCGCCAGCCGCTTGAGCGCGGTCAGGAGGTCGTCACGCGGCGCTTCGATGGTGTGGGTGATCTCCTTGGGCACGACCCGCTCGTAGTCGGGAAACTGCCCCTCCATGGCCGTGAGGACCAGGCGCACGCCTTCCCACACGAACTGCACCTGCGGGCCTTGGACGGCCACCTCTACGGGCGACTCGTCCCCGGGAAGGAGCTTGCTCAGCACGTCGAGCGACTTTCGGGCGATGACGAACAGGCGTTCGACCTCGCCCTCGCTTTCGGGGAAGTCGTAGACCGCGAGGCGGAACCCGTCCGAGGCCGCGGTGCGGAAGCCTTTCTCGCGGAACTCGAACTGCACCCCGCGGAAGATCGCGCGGTAGTCTTCGGCCGAGCTTGCGAAGCGCACGGACAGCGCCCGGCGAAGCTCGCCGGCAGGGATGCGCACGCGCGGAACCTCGCCCCCAAAGGCGCGCATCTCGGGGAAGTCGTCGGCGCGGCCGGTGCGGAAACGGGCCGAGGCTGCGCCGCCGCTGACGACCAGCTCGCGCGTCTCGGGGTCGTATCCCAGCGCAGGTTCTTTCAGGCTAGCGACAAACCGCGCAAACCCCGCCGGGGGCACCAGCACCCCGCCCGGATCCAGCTCGAGGGCCGCCTCCGTCGTCATGATTTCGAGGTCCACTTCCCCGTTGGACGCGCGGCCGACGAGCACCCCGTCTTTGGTATCGAGGTGGATGTGGCCCAGCGCCGGGTTGCTGGCGCGGGTAGGCACGAGGCCCGCCAGGAGTGAGACGGCCTGGGCGAACTTCATGCGCTCCTCCGCTGGACGTACAGGTAGCGTTTGAACCCCGGGAGCATCGGGGCCGCTACCGTCTCCCCCGCTTCGTTGAGCACGATGCCCTCGCCGCGGTCTCCGACGAAGCGCCAAGCTACCAACGGTCGCGCGTCCCCGCCTTCATAGACGGCGCGCCAGCCGTCAGCCGGCAAGAGCGTCACGGCCGCCGACGCGGCGCCGTGAGCGGCGGCGGGTGCGTGCTGGAGAACTGCTTCGGGTGTCTTCATGGCTTAACCTCCTCGCCTTGCGTGTCTAGGATACCGGACGGCTGACAAAGCCGTCAAGCTGGCTTGCCTGTCCCTCTTCCCTACCACCGCTTCCAGGGCTTCCGGTACCGCGGCCATGCCCGCGGTTTCGGCGCCGCGCGCTCGAGTCGTTCTCCAAGCGCCACCCCGGCCGCCGCACGCACGCGCCGCCACAACCTCGAGGCGACCCGGCGTGCCAGCTGCCGGCCGGCCCGGACGTGGTGCTTCCAGCTGCGGTGCCATATGGCCTCTGCCCACCGGCCGATTCGGTCGCTGACGCGCTCGACCCAAGCCGCCAGCAGCAGCTGGGCTACGAGCAGCCAGCGCGAGGGCACCACCGTGCGGGTTGGGCGGAGGTGCACGTAGTAGCCGGCCTGCTCCAGCTCCCGCGCCCGCCAAAGCGCCGCGAGGCCGAGGCCGTTCATGTCCATGTGCCAATACTCGCCCCCGTAGCGGTAGCGGGTGAGCACCAGCACCGCAGCGCACAGGACGAGCCCCAGCTCCCCGGTGCGTCTGTCCCGTTGAATGTACATGCAGTCTCCCTTGCTTGCTTGTCCGTCTCAGATGGCTATGTCCAGGGCATCGGCCAGCCCGAGAAGGTGGTGCACCACCTTCTCACCCTTCGCGGTGAGCTTGGACCCCTCGACCAGGCCCTCCACTTCCCACAGGAGCCAGATCAACGGCGGGTTATCTAGCTCACCGGCGCGCGCCGCCAGCAGGTAGGGCAGCCCATTGGCCAGATCCAGCCGCTCGATGAGCGCGATTAGCTCCCCCATAGCCCTCCCAGGTAGCGGGCTCGCTCAGGCAGCATGCGCTGGAGCAGCGGCACAGGGGCCCGCTGGTAGACCGGCACCCCCAGCGCCTTGAGGGCTTTGCGCAGCGTGGAGTCCTTGACGCCCATGCTTTCCGCCGCGGCACGAAGCGGCACCGTGCGCGGTAACGGCTGCGACAAACGGAACGCCTGGTTGGTGCGGCTCCATTCGCCCTCGACCACCGCCCCGTGCTCGGGCACGACCAGGCGCGCCCGGCCGTTCCCGTAGTCCTTGAGCACCCACCCCTCGTAGAACTCGCCCCTGTAGCCGATGATGACCACCGACGAGCCCGGACGGGGCTGGAAGGCCATGCGGAACTCGCGCAGGTAGTAGTAAATCTTGGACGAGGGGATGCCCAGCTCCCGCTCGACCGCCTCGACGGTGCGATCGCCCCGGCGCAGCAGCGCGTTGATGAGGTGCGCGCGGGCAGGGGTGGTGCTCCACCACGCGGTGGCCTCATGATTGTTCTCGCGCGGCCGCTCCGCTCGGATGAAACCCACCGACTGCGCGTAGGTGGGTCGGTGGGTCACCAGGAACTCGGCCACGTCGGGGTTCAGGCCCGGGTTGCGCCACTCGCCCCACGGGTCCAGGTCCCTAGGCAGCATCGCGCACCTCATCCAGGGCCCTCTGGATGGCCAGCAGGGTGGAGCCTCGAGCCCGCTTCAGCGCCTCCGGGCTGGCGCGGTACTGGTACAGGGTCGAGCGGCCGATGCCGGTTCGGCGAGCGAGCTCGAGGATCTGCTCGCCGGACAGCTCGCTCAGGCGCGTGTGGATTTCGCTGAGGCGGATCGTCTCCATGTGTCTCATTTTACAGACAGACGGACAAGGGGGCAAGCTGGCCAGCCGTGCTGTCTGTCCATTTGCGTTATCCAATATTCTGGACTACAATAAGCACTATACGGAGGGAAGAGGCACACGCATTTACGGGGGTGGAGTTAGGTGGGAGCAGTCAAAACCAAGTCTCTTTCGGACGCGATACACCAGCGGATGAAGGCCCGCAAGCTGAGCCTGCGGGACGTGGACGCGCTTAGCCAGGACCTGGCCGAGCGCGAACCCGGTATCTACGAGCGCGTGTCGCGCCCGACGCTGCATACGCTGATCACGCAGCCCGACGTAGCCGTGCGCACCCTCTCGCCGGCCCGGCTGCGTACCCTGGTCGCCCTCCTGTGGGACGGGGACTACCAGGGGTTCGTGGAGGAGACCGGGCTCGCCGTGGTGGCGCCCGCCAACGGCGAACCGGCGGCCAAGGTCGCCGTGACGGTGCCCGTCTACCTCGAGGGGGAGTCCGCCCAGGGCCCCGCCGCGCGGCGCGAGGAGCCGGCGCTGCCCTGCGACCTGCTCTTCGTTCCCACGTCGGGCAGGATCGCCTGTCTGCCGCTCAACGAGCCGGTGGGGGTGCGGGCGACCGAGCGGATCGAAGAGGGCGACCTCGTGGTGCTCGAGCGGCTGGGTAGCGGCCTCGAGGCCGTGTGGGCCACCAAGGGCGGCTACGTGTACGACGACGAAGAGGCCCCGCCGCCCAAGCCGAGCGACAAGGTGATTGGTGTGGTGACGTGGGTGCGGCCTAAGCGGGTGTCATGATGGTCCTGGCTATCGCTGCTGAAAAGGGCGGGGTGGGGAAGACCACCACCGCGGTCAACCTTGCGGCCTACCTGGCCGACCGCGTAGGCAAGGTGCTGCTCGTGGACATGGACTCGCAGGGGCAGGCGGGCATGTTCCTGGGGTTCACCACGGAGGGGGAGGACCGCGCGGGGATGTACGAGATGCTGGTGTTTTCGGACCCGCTCGACCCGACCTACCGCCCCGCCGACGAGCTCATCACCCTGAACGTGCGCGACGGGCTCGACCTCATCCCCAACAACCCCCGCATCGCCCAAGCCGAGCTCGAGATCGCCGGCCGCGAAGACCGGCACATGATCCTGGCCGAGCGGCTTAAGGAGGTCAGCGACCGCTACCAGCTCGTGATCATAGACGTGGGCCCCACCGTCAACCTGGCCAGCCTGCTCGCCCTCTACGCGGCCGACGCCGTCATCGTGCCCGTGGCCCCCGGTGCGGCCACCCGGGCCGGGGTGGAGGGGCTGCGAACGCGCCTGCGCGCCATGCGCGACCGCCTCGGTTACGCGCCGGCGCTGATGGGCGTGCTGGCCACGATGATCGACCGACGCGAACGTCTGTCCCGCAACCTCGTGCCCGACCTGCAGGAGGCCTACGGGCCCACCTACGCCGGTCACATCCGGCGCAACGTCCACCTCGCCGAAGCGCCGGAGCGCGGGCTGACCATCTTCGAGTACAAGCCCCGGTCCCCGGGCGCGATTGACTACATGGCGCTGGGGGACTGGGTCGCGGAACGGGCCGAGCTGGTGCCCAGCCGCTAACAGGAGGAGCCATGCCCAACAAACACCAGTACGAGGGGCTGATGGAGCACAGCGCGAAGCCGGTCGGCCCGAAACAGCAGTTGCGGCGGATCGTGTCCTACAAAATGCCGGACGACATGTACCAGGAGCTGAAGATCGCGGCCATGGCCGAAGGGCTCACGATCCAGGGCTACGTTGAGCGCGCGCTCGCCGCCTTCCTGCGGGAGGCGCGGCGCCGCCCGGACGCGCTGCCCCGGTACTGGCGTAACCCGCGTCCGTACGACCCGGTGCGCAGCCAACGGCTGCCCGTGGAGCTGGTCCGGGTCCTCCACGACACGGTGGAGCGGCTGAACCAGTCCCGCAAAGAAAAGATCACGCAGAACAGCGTGATCCTCACGGCCCTGGATCGGGCCTTGCGTGCGGCCCCGAAGGGCCAGAAGACGCTACAAGGCTCTTAGAAGCTCGCGCGCGGTCTCGCGCGCCTCGGGGGCCAGCTGCTGGAGCAGCTGGCCGATTTCGTTGGCTTTGGCGATGATCGAAAACGCGGCGATTTCGCTGTCCAGGTCGCCCTCCGTGGCCTTGATGAGCCGGTTTCGGGCCTCCTGCTGAGTGGGTGTTTTCATAGTCAATGCCATGTTCGGATTTTACCGCGCCCCTTACCGGGAATGGGTGGCTTTTGGTAACACTCGACTAACACCCAGAGGCGCTACACGCAACCCGGACAGGGGTCAGCGTTGGCGATGGCGGCCCAAAGCAGGATTCCGAGGACCAAAAGCGCGGGGAGGTACTTTCTGTACTTTTTCATGCCTGCACCTTAGTGCCCGGTGTCGTAGGACTGCAAGACCGGGGCCTTGGAGGCCAGCTCTTCGGCGACGCGCCGCCACGCGCGGGCGCTTCGCACGTTGTCGCCGTTGGCGATGCCCTCCATGGTGCGCGCTAGGCGGTAGAGCACGCCCACGTTCACGACTTCGTCCGGGGACAGCCCCATCCGCCCAAGGTACGACCGGTAGCGTGACTCCTGGGCGGCGTGGACCGTAGGCAGGCGGCCGTTGGACACGCCCAGCGCGCGCAAGATCGCAGCCTCGCCAAGGGTGGGGGGGACCTTGACGCGGTCGCCGCGGTATTCCACCCACCCACCGACCAGCAGGGGTACTTCGGCCAGCCCGCCGGCCAGGTGCGGGTGGGTCTCGGGATGCACGGCCAGGGCGGCCAGGGCGTCGGGCATGTACCGCCGCATCACGCACACCACTCCGTCGGTGGAGATCATCCTCGCCACGCCCTCGTGCACTACGTCCGCGATGGACAGGGGGTCGAACGGGGGAAGTCCGCTGCTGCCGGCGTGCGCCAGCGCCAGCAGCGCGACCCCGCCCCAGTAGACGCGCTGGTCGGGGAAGCCCGGGGGCTTGGGTCCCAGGTGGCGCATGGCGGCCGTCGGATGCCCCCGGCGCAGCAGCCCGTAGGCGCGGATCACCCGGGCGTAGTCGCTGTACGGCTGCGAGGCAACGTCATCGGGCAGGTAGTGGCCGCCCAGAACGCTTTGCGCGATGTTGGCGATGGCCCCGTGATCGCCGTTGCTGGGGCGCGCGGTTCCGTCGCAGGCCAGCATGCCGGTGAACGCCTCGAGGGCCGAATCGCCCCGAGCGTCACGGTGCGCCCTGGTGTAGTCCCCGCGCGCCAGGTGCATCTCCACGAGGGTGCGCCGCCCCCACAGGCTCAGGCGCCGGTTCCAGCGCCCCATGATCGCGTAGAGTCCGGCCATTTCCTCGGGCTGGGGGTCGCCCATCAGGTTGCGAATGCGCAGGATGTCCGCATGAACGACGTGGAGACGGCGCTCCATGCGCAGGGTGCGGGCGATGAACTCCGCCACGGCGTTGTGCTGCAGCGCCAGGTCCAGCTTGCCGAGCTGGCTGGCCGCACCCGCCCGGGCAAAGGCGAAGTAGAACTGCTCCTCGAGCTCGATGGGGTTCAGGGTTTCCGCGGGCGTGGGTTCGGATTGCAGCACCCGCTCGTAGAGCCCAAGGCCCAGCCGCGCCAGCCGGCGCAACCCCGATCCCGGAGGTCCCTCTACGCGGTCGAGCTCGAGGAGCGCTTCTTCATAACGTTCCTGACGCATCAGCAGCTGAGCGCGACGGCTGCGCACGATGTCGTCGGGTTCAAACTCGCCCAGGTCATCCAAGCCGATCTCGTAGCCCACCACGTCCCAGCGGGCCGGATCGACCAGGTCGTCATAGCTCAGTTTGCCCATACGCTAATCTCCCGCTCCCTGAAGTTTTTCCCGTGCTTGAAGGCCACCACCCGGAGCGGCTTGAGGCGGTCCCATATCCGCCCTCCAAGGTACTGCTCCAATGTGGCGCGCGAGGCCGATTTTGACCCAACCCCGAGGTTGGTCGTGATGATCGTCGGGCGCCGGTTCTGGTTCCGCGCCTCGAGGGCGAGGTAGAGGAGGCGGCGCTCGAGCTCGGCGTTGCGGGTTTCGCCGGCCCCCACGTCGTCGAGCAGCAGCAGGTCGGGCTGAGCCATGAGGCGCACGGCCTCGTTTTCCGTGATGCCCTCACCGCCGTTCCAGGTGGAGCGCACCTCAACCCCCAGCCAGCCGACGTTGACGACCCGCGCCTCGAACCCGGCGCGCACCGCAGCCCGCACCAGGAGCAGCCCGGCCTGGGTCTTGCCCGTCCCCACCGGCCCCGTAAACACCGCGGACTCGCCGGCGTGGATCAGGTCGCCGATGCGCTCGGCCACGCTTCGCACCAGCGGGAAGGGCGGCAGCATCTCGAGGTCGTCCCAGCCCACGTCGAGGTAGCGCTCCGCGATCCCCGACGACTGGAGGCGCATGCGCAGCATGGCTTCGTCGCGCCGCGCCTTGCACACCGGGCACGGCACCCAGCGGCCCTTGTCGTCCTCGACCATCCCGTCGAAGCACTCGTGGTCGGACTCGACCCGCGCCGCCGGCGGGTTCTTCGAGCGGATTTCCTCGACCAGCGCCAGAAAGGGGTTCTCCTGATCCTTCTCCGGGGCGTCGCCCATGTCAGTCCTCCATGTACACACCGCGCATGTCCACTTCCACGCCGTCGCCTACGCCTGCGTTCCGCGCCGGCGCCCGCTTAGGCGCCGGCGTCGGGGCCTCGGTGCTCAGGAACCGCGTCACCCACGCAAAGGGGCGTTCGATGTCCGGGGTAAGCGCCTCGAGAGCCTGGCGCAGCCGCTCGAGGCCGTCCGGCCGGCCCTCGAGCTGCCGCGACAGCTGATCGAGCCAGTCGTGCCACGCGCGCGCGCCGCGGCGGTTTTCGCGCGCGAGCGCGCGCAACTTTTCCCACACCCCAGCCTCGACGAGGTCCGCCAGCATACGGATGCGGCGCTCGGGGGCACCGCGCAGCGCCGCATGCAACACCGCGTCCTTCATCGCGGCCGGGGTGGCGAACACCGAGGCGTAGGGGGGCGGTTCCTTTCTGAGATTTTCGTGAGCGGCCGCTTCTTCTTCTTCTTCTTCTTGTGTTGTTTTCTTCCCTAGGTCTTTTTCTATTTGTTTTCTTCGGCCTGCATTTTGGGGGAGTTTTTCCCGTCCAGGACGCGCGCTCTCGGTGTCACCATACGTCTCTGTCTGAGACCTTACACGTCTCTGTCTGAGACCCTTTTTGTCTCTGTCTGAGACCCTTTCCCCCGAAGGGTCTCCCTCTGAGACCTTTTCGCTGGAAACGTCTCTGCCTGAGACCTGTTTCACGGGCGGGTCGGCGGGGGATGCCGTGGGGAGCTGCAGCAGATGGTAGACGTTGCGCCGGCCGTCACGCTCGCGGGATACGTAGCCCAGCTCTTCGAGGCGCGCGAGCGCGCGGTAGACCTGGGCGCGAGAGATGCCGGTCAGGCGCTCCAGGGTTTCGACCTTGGGCCACGAGCGGCGGTCGTTGTCCGAGTAGCGCAGCAGCGCCACGTACACCGAAACGGCGTGGGGACCCATGCGCTCGAGATGCCCGTCGTCTACCAGGGCGTTGGGTCCCCACCAGAAGTTTTTGATTCGGCCGTCGTGGAGGCTGCCCATGATCAGACCATCCCTAGATCGGCCCAGGAGGCCGTGCCGGAGGACACCACCTCGGCCGCGTCCACGAGCGCCCAGCGCTCCGCGTGGGTCAGTTGCCGCACCCGCTCGGCTAGGCCTTCGTCGAGCAGGCCGCGTTCGGCGGCCTCCAGTAGAATGTGGGGCACGACGGCCAGCGCTTCGGGGAGGTCCAACATGGGCGTCGCGGTGAGGTGGTCCGCGAGCGCGTCGAGTTCATCGGCGGTGAAGCGCCCACGCATGCCGTCGCGCACGTGGTCGAGCAGCGCGTAGTAGCGCCCCAGGTCACGCCGTGCGATGGCGGTGAAGCCGGCGTGTGGGCCGACGCGCATCTGCAGGTCGGGGCCGGGTCTGACCCCGGTAACACGAATCGCCGCAGTTGGAGTGCGACTATTTTCCGACGCTTTGACGTTTGTCTCCATTGCGAGACCATCCTACGCACAGATGCAGCGGTTTGTCAACGGGGGTTGACAGATGCCTAGGCGCTGGGCTAGATTGCAGGCGTGGACGGCAAACGAGACAGACGCAAGATAAGCGGGAGGGTCTTTTTCACGCGCCGGAGCCTTCGCTTTCACCCCGAGCTCCCGCCGGTGAGGCATGTGTTCGAGTACCCCCGCGGCCCCCTGTACCGCTGGGAGAGCGGCTGCTCCGAGCTCCTGGAGCCCGGCTTCGACGCCGAGCCGGCCCAGTACGTCGCGGTGCGCTGCCAGGAGGGGGAGGGGTACGAGGTGATCGGCCCCGTCGAGGAGCAGACCGCGTCCTCGGTGGCGCTGGCGCTTTTGCGCAACGGCCGAACCCCGATCTGGGTGGTGGACCGCCGCCCGCTTGACGACGAAGGGCAGCCGGTCCTGTGGGAGAGCCCCAAGTCGCGGGCGTTGCGCGAAGCGTCCGAGCGGCCCTGGGCCGAGGGGGAGTGGACGGTGATTGAGGTGTCCCTGGTCTGATAAGGGCGATTATCGCCCCTGAAACCTTACACGCCGAGGCCTAGCCCATGTAAGGCCACAGCCGGAACGGCCCGCCGCAAGGCGGGCCGCCTTTACAGGGTTGGCGGGGCCCGTTCGCCCCTGCGCCTATCCGGCCTGGGGGTCAGCCAGGCGGCAACGTGGTATCCAGCCACGGGTTCGGCGTAGGGGGGTAGGGCCCCTGCCACACCCCCAGCGTAGCTGCGGCGGTGGTGGGTGGCCAAACGCGAGGGGTAGAGGAAGCGGACAGACAACCTTGACAGCTTGAATGCTTGCTCGTTAGTCTAGAATCATGGACAACCTACTGTACACCCTCCGACTTCTGGCCCTCCTGGTTCTGGTCGTGCTGGCCGTGTCCATTCTCTCGTTCCTATCGGCCCTGCTCGCGATGGTCCCGGACAGGACCAAGGCGGCGGGCGACAGCACGACCGTCATCACCCTGGTTCCCGTCCCGGAGCCACCCGCCACGCCCCCCGACGTGGACGACCCGACGCGCCGGATCGAGGTCCGGCGCATTAGCTTTTACCAGGCGGTCCCCTCGCAGACGGACCACGACCCGGAATACTCCGCGTGCGGGCCGACGCGGAGTCCCTGGACCCAGGTGGCGGTATCGCGCGACCTGTTCCGGCAGCTCGGCTGCGGCGCGCGGGTGAAGGTCGTCATGGAGGACGGCACCGTCGTCGAGGCGGTGGTGTGGGACACCATGGCGCCGCGGTGGCGGCGCACCGTGGACGTGCTCGTCGCGCCGCACGAGCCGGCGCTGGCGTACGGGGTCAAGCGGGGCTACCTGGAGGTGATGGCGCAATGATCGCCGTACCCGTCGAGGTCCGTGGAGTCCCGCGAGCGCACCGCGGCAGGGGGCGCTTGTACACCTACCGCATGGGCCCGTTCGAGCTTCGCTCGCGGGTTTCCCTGCGCGGCAACGACCGTGTGGTGGCCACGCCGTTCTACGACGCCGACGGCGCGATTGCGGGCATGGACCTGCATCCCTACGACGGGGACGCGGAGGCCGTCCTGGAGGTGCACAACTCGGGCCGGTACACGCTGCCCGCCAACCGGGTGGCGCAGGTCGTGGCCGTGCGCGACCGCCACACCCTGGTGGTGCATGCCCCTGCCCCCGAGCCCAGGATCGTGGTCCCGCCGGCGCGCCTGACCCGGCATGCGGTGGTGCGTTACCGCCAGCGCGTGCTCGGTGGGCGCGGCTCCCTGCGCGCCGCGGAGGAGGAGCTGGAGGGGCTGCTGCGCGACGCCATCCCGGCTACCGTGGCCGAGGCGGAGCGCGTGCGCCCACAGCCCCCCGCGGAGGGCGTTTGGACGGTCGTCGTGAGCGGTGTGCGCTACGGCCTGTTCGTGGACCGCGCCGGCAACGTCCTCACGGTAGTGCGGATGCGTTGACCGACGGCCGCAGCACCTAGGGTGTCCGGTATGAAGAAGCCCAAGGCGCGCCGCCTGTACGACCCCACGAAGGAGTACCTGGGCGCGGCCCGCGTGGCCGCGACCCCGGACGCGCCCGCCGACGAACGCGCCGAGGCCGTTGCGGCGGCTGCCCGAGAGCTTGCCCCCATGGCGAAAGCTGTACCCGTAAACGAGGTCATGCGGTGGGCGCAGGCCTTCGCCCCGAAGGAGATCCCCGGCCAGAAACTGCAGCGCATGGCGCGGGTGTCCCTCGACCTCGAGGACCCCAACGCGCGCACGGTGTGGCTGGTGCGCCCCGTGGGCCTGGACTGGCCGCAGCTGCGCAGCATCGTACGCGAGGACCCGGTCCTGAAAAGCGTGATCTGGACCCGCATTTCGCAGGTCCAGCGCTTCCTGCGCCCCTCGCTGCAAGAGTGGAAGCCGGGGTACCGCATCCGTTTCCGCGACCGGCACCGCAAGACCACCCCAGAAGACCGTGCGCGGATTTCGTGGCTCGAGCAGTACGTCCTCAACGCGGGGGCGGAGTTCGACCCCCGCAAGCGCCGCGCGCTGCGGCGCGACAACCTCTGGGACTGGACCTCGAAACACCTTCAGGACTCCCTCACGCTCGACGCGGCACCGGTCGAGCTGATCCCCACCCCGTCGGGTCGCACGCACGGCTGGGTGCATGTGGACGGCGGGATGGTCTACCTGGTGGACCCCAACTACGGCGCCACGGACCGCGAGCCGCCCAGCCTGCACCAGCGGTACGGCCTGGACATCCCCGACCCTACCGAGGTCGTGGCGATCCTGGCGCACGAGGGGCGCGTCCAGGCGTGGTACACGCACGACGACCTGCTCTACCGCGTCAGGCGGCCGCGCTCGGAGGCCCTGGCGCTCGGGTACGGGCAGCCCGAGCCGGAGGACCTGATCCGTATCGTGACCGGCTTCGTCAACGCCCTGACGCTCAACCTGCGCGGCTTCACGCATAACTCCATCCCCAAGGGCGTCCTCACGGTCTGGGGGGACTTCAACGAGCAGGACATCGAGCAGTTCCGCATGGAGTGGGACGCCTACGTCACCGGTCTCAGCAACCGCTGGCGGATGCCGGTGATGATCTCCAGCGACGCGCAGAACGCGGGCGTGAGCTTCGTGCCCATCGGGCAGGACTTCAACGAAATGTACTTTGCCCGCTGGATGACGTTCCTGGTAGCGATCAAGGCGGCGCTCTACGGGATGGACCCGGAGGAGATCAACTTCGAGTCGTTTTCGGCCCGGCCCTCAACGCTTTCAGGCTCCGACACCGAGGAGCGGCTGGCGAGCTCGAAGGACAAGGGCCTGTGGCCCCTGCTGCAGTTCCTGGGGCAGACGCTGAACGAGATCCTGTACACGGTGGACCCGGAGGTCGAGCTCTACTGGACGGGGCTCGAGCAGGACCAGCAGCTCGCCAAGGCTGACGAGGAGAAGATGCTCACGCTGGGCGAGTTCCGCCGCAGCCGCGGCGAGTCCGAGCCCGAGTCGCCGATCCTGGCGAACGCGCCCATGAACCCGGCGCTGCTCTCGGTGTACCAGCTCGCGCTGCAGCAGGAGCAGCAGGAGCAGGCTCAGGCGCAGGGCGTTCCCCCGGAGCCGCAGGGGGGCGAGGTGCCGCCGGGGGCCGAGCAGGAGGGTATGCCCCCGGCGGAAGAGGAGGGCGAAGGCGCGCCGCCCGAAGGTGCCGGGGGAGAGGAGGGCCCCGCGTCACCCGATGAGGAGGAGTGGGCCCTCGAGCACCATGTCCCCAGGGCTCCGGGCCGCGGCGATGAGGACCTGGCCGCCAAGGCCGTGAGCGTGACGGCCATCGAGGACTGGCCGGAGGAGGTCGAATGATGCCGCGTCTGGTGGTGCGTCTCGCCAAGGCGCACGCGACGGGGTACCCACTCGCCGGCCGGCGCCGCTGGCGCGGGCTGGAGATCAGCATCGAGGCCAAGAAGGGGCAGTACCGCCCGTGGCGCGACGAAAACGGGCGTGAGGGCAAGACCCTCATGCGCTACGACTACGGCTACATCCGCGGCACGGAAGGCGTGGACCGCGAGCCGGGCAAGAAGCGGCCGGATCACCTCGACGTGTACGTAGGCCCCTACGAGAACGCGCGCTACGTCTACGTGGTGCACCAGGTCCGGCCCGACACCGGGGAGCACGACGAGGACAAGGTAATGCTGGGGTTCCGATCGGCACGGGAGGCAAAGGCCGCCTACCTCGCCCACATCCCCCGGAGCTACTACGGGGGGATGACCCGCATCCCCGCCGAGACCTTCGTCCGACTGGCGCGTGAGGGGAGGCTCCGAGGGCGCGTCGTCATGGGCGAGCCGCTGCCGGAGGCACGGAGCCGGGAGCTGCGCACGCTGGTCGAGATCGCCCGCAAGGGCCGCCTGGTGCGGGTGCCCGATGGGGGAGAGGCATGAGGCCCGCGGCCGCCTCCGAGCGCGACGTTTGGAGCCCGGACCCCGACCCGCTGGTGGCAGCCCTCGAGCGGTCCATGACCGCTTTGGGGACCACGTACCTGTACCATGTCCACCGCGACCTGCACCGGGTGCTCGGGCTGCCCAGCCTGCCGGCCGACCTCATCCGGTCCACGTACCACGTCGAGACCCTGGCCAAGGCGAGCCAGGCCGAGGCGCGCCGGCGCGCCCTTGAGCGCGCGCAGCGCCTCTTCCAGGAGCGCCTGGCCGGCTACGCCCCCGGGGACGTGCCCCCGGAGGCTTACCGGGACCTCGTACGCGTGATCACCGAGGAGTGGTACGGGCGGGGCAAGCTCGAGACACGCGCGCAGCAGCGCGCCGTGGCGAGCTACATCGTCGGGTTGGTGCAGGGCGGTTACGCCCTGCGAGTGCGGCCCGAGGTGATGCTCGAGCGCTACACGGGGTTGCTGGGCGAGCGCCACGCGGCGCGCATCGAGTTCGCGCGGGCGCGCGCTGCCGAGCACGTGCGCTTCCTGGACGACCAGACTCGGCACGCCATCCTGCAGACGATCTACGCGTGGGAGGAGGACCGGCGCCAGCCCATAGACCTGGCCCGGGCACTTGCCGACCGCTTCGGAGTCCTCAACCGGGACTGGCGGCGCGTCGCCCTCACCGAGACGGCGCGCAACCGCTCGGCCGGCTTCATCGCCGCCCTGCCCGAGGGGGCTCTGGTGGAGTGGAGCGCCGCCCGGGACGCCTGCGACAAGTGCCGGGCGCTGCATGGTCGGCGGTTCACGGTGGTGCACCCAGGCCCGGGCGACCCCAAGCTCGACGTATGGGTGGGCAAGAACCCGATCGGCCGCCGCGACCCCGTCGAACACGCGGCCATCCCGCTGCACCCGCATTGCCGTTGCCGCTGGATCCTGGTCACGCACGCCGGCACCCCGACCGACCGCGGCGCTGAGGCGGACCCCGACTTCGAGGAGAAGCTGCAGGCGCTGATCGCCGCGGCCAGCAAGTAGACAGACAGGGTGTACAGCTTGACAGCTTTCTCGCGTGTCCGATAAACTGGACACGTGGGAGGTTGCCATGAAGACACCCAGAAAAGCCGGAGACCGTTGTGCCGCGTGCGGGCGCTTGCTCAAGGGCCAGGGGCGGGAGATTCCCGGCATCGGGGCCCTGGGGCCGAAGTGTTTCGCCAAGTTCGCGGCCTATGAGCATGTGCTCGAGGAGCACGACGCGGGGATGCTCTACAGCACCGGCGGGTTGGTGGTTCGCCGGGAGGAGGGCCCCGAGCGCGTGAAGCAGATCGAGGCGCTGGTGGAGCGCCTGCGGCAGGGCGGCATCCGCGTCGCCATCGAGCGCCCGGAGGAGGACCTGCTCACCATCCGGGTCGTGGGCTTCGTCGAGGCGCCCAAGGCCCGCAAGCGCGCTCTCAACGTCTGGGAGCAATGGAAGAAGGACCTGGAGCGCCGCACGATGGAGCGCGACTTCGGGTTCGGGGAGGTCGAGTGATGGGTCTGGCGATCGGGTGGGCCATTACGGGCCCTCGGAACGACGCGACCCTGGTGCTGTGGTCCACGGAACAGGGTTGGACCTACCGCGCCCGGGGAACGCATGAGGAGCTGCGCGAGCTGGCGCAGGATTTCGCCGACGCCCGGATCGGCACCAACCCGCACGAGGCGGAGGTGCGCGCGCTTTCCCGCCGTCACTTCGTGCGCTACGACACGGAGCTCGGCTACTACGGCGAGGCCGAGGCCCGCGACGGGCGTATCTGCAAGACCAACCGCCAGCGCGACCGGGAGTCGGTGCTGCGGTCGCTGGCGCGGTGCCTGAGACGCCGTTGCCGGGGCATGCTCGCATGACGCCGCCCGGCCGCGCCCCCACCGTCCACCCCCAGCACACGCAGACCAACGGAAAGGAGGACGTATGAAACCCATCGCAGGAGAGCTCGTACACGCGGTTCCGGCGGAGCCCCAGGACGACGGCGCGCCAGACCTGGTGCTGCCGCCCTACACCCCCGAGCCCGCCACGGTCCTGGACCAGTACGCCATGGACGTGCAGGACGTGGCTTACCACCTCGACGCAATGGCGACGATCAGCCTCGGGGAGCGCACGGGCGACGGCCGCCCGCGCGTGTCCCGCGACGGCAAGATCATCGTGCACGGCGCGGAGCGCGCCCCAGGCCTGGTGGAGGCGCTGAAGCGCCGCGGCGGTAAGTCGCTCATCATCACGTTTCCGTTCGACCGCCCGTCGCTGTTCTTTCACCAGCGCTACGTGTACTACACGGCAACCAAGCTCGCCGCCTACGGTGACGACAAGCAGATCACCGTGATCCGGGGGGCCAACAAACGGGAGGTGTACCTCAAAGGCACCCCCGAATACGAGCGCACCGTACGGGAGTGCAAGGTGGCCACGTTCGTCTACTTCCTGCTCGCCGAGTGGGATGAGGACGGCCGCCCCATGATCGTTTTCCCGGACGGCTACGGGTACTACCGCCTGCGCACCACCAGCTCGCGCGGAGCCCGGAACATCCTGAGCATGATCAACCAGACGGCCCAGATCACGCGGGGGCGCATCGCGGGCATTCCCTTCGAGCTCTACACCAAGATCGAGAACACAACCACCCCTGACGGTGGGCGGTTCAACGCACCCATCTGGGGGCTGCGGATGAGCACCCCGGACCCGAAGGCCATGCGCCTCACCAGCCGGGTGTTCTCGACCATCGTGCAGGCGGCGACCCAGGAGGCGCAGGCGCTCACGCTCGAACCCCCGCCGCCCGTGAGCGAGACGACCCTCATCGCCGGCGACGAAGACGAGGGTCTGGAGGTCAGCGACGCCCAGCTCCTGCGGGTGGAACGAGGGTTCAACCCCGACGACTGGCGCAAGCGCTACTACGCCGTCACGCAGGGCACCCCGTACCGGGAGCGCCCGGGGCGTGCGTGGCTGATCGCGTACGCGACGGGCGGCGCCACGGACAGCCTCAAGGAGCTGCTGGAGCGTGCCGATGAGGAGATGGCCGCGCACACCGTCCAGACCGCCGAGAAGGTCGTGGCCCGCTGGCGCGAGCTGATCGGGCGGCTGGCGGCCGTGGACCCGGCCCTCATACCCCCGAAGACGAGTGAGGACGCCTACGACCTGGACCGGCTGGAGGCCCTGGTGACGGCCGCCGAGGCGGGGGAGGAGGTGGCGCGACGTGACGGCTCGCAGCCGCTCTTCGATGCGTGACCGCCGGTCCGATGGTCGCCGGAAGCCGTGCCCGGCTCCGCCGGAAGATCTGTGCGGGCGCCGCAGCGGGATCTTCGTACCGGTCCAATGGGTGCTGCGTGAAGCCGGGGTCAGCCACGCGGCGTTCCGCGAGTGGCGCCTGGAACGCAACTACACCCGATGCCCGTACTACCGCAAAGTCGGGAAGTGCGCGTACGTGCGCGCCGAAGTGGCCAAGGAGTACCTGGACAACGACGGCGTGCCCCGCGTGGCCAAGCGCCCCGCCCGCTGGCTCACCAGCCAGCGGGCCCAGGAGCTTTCGGGGCAGCACGTGGACACCTTGACCGCCGCGGCGCGCCGGGGGGAGCTGCGCGCGGTGAAGTACAAGGGGCGGCTGTACTTCGAGCCCGATTTGTTCCAGGCGTACCTGCGACGGCGCTCCATCCCCGAGGGGTGGCTGTCGCTGGCCGACATCGCGCGCCGCACCGGGCTGCACACCCGGACGGTGCTCTCGCGCGCTAAGGCGCTGGGCATTCAGGCGCGCGTGGCACCCGATCCGCGCGCGGGCGGGCGGCGCGTCAACTGGTACGCACCGCTGGACGCCGCCCAGATCATCGAGTACAAGGACATCCTCGAGCGCCCACCGGAGGGCTGGGTGCACGTGTCGGAAGAGGCCGAGCGGAGGGGATGGAGCGCAGGCGCGGTCCAGAACTGGCTCCGCCGGTATGGGCACCCCACGGTGCTGGCGCGCCAGCCCGATGCGCGGGTCGCTCCTTCCCGCTACTGCCCGCCGGAGTCTTGGCAGGCTTACGTGGAGTGGCGTGAGCGGTGGGAGGCGGGCATCCTCGAGCGCCCACCGGAGGGCTGGGTGCACGTGTCGGAGGAGGCCGAGCGGAACGGGTGGAGCGTGGGCGCTACCCACAACTGGCTGCGCCGTTACGGGCACAAGACGGTGCCCGTGCGTCAGCCCGACGACCCGAAGGCCACGCCCGTCCGCTACTGTTCCCCGGAGGCGTGGCGGGCCTACGTGGAGTGGCGTACGCGGCGGAGCCGCCGAAAGAGCAGCGACAGAAAGGAGGGCAGGGATGACCAAGCACGAACCGACCAGCTTCACCGACGCGCACCGCATGCTGCTGCGGGCCGAGGAGGAGCTGCGCACGCGCGGTAAGGAAGCGATCGAGCGCGCGCTCGACGCGATCCGGGTCGCCGATGCGGCCACGGAAGGAACCCGGGGCCCGGAGGTGCAGTCAGCCCTCACGGTGGCGCGCGAGCTGGCCGCGGACACCTACGGCCAGATGCGCGCGACCGAGACGGCCCTGCGCAGCCTGCGGGTCGCCATGCAGCGGGAGGAGGAGCAGCGTGACCAGGACCAAGACTAAACCGACCCCGACCACGTACGTCATCCCCGCGCGCCTGTCCGAGGTCATCGAGGGGTGCAACGGCGACCCCGAGCTCGTGCTGACCGACGAACACGACCGCGTGATCGCCACCATCCCCACGGACGAAGGCGCGGTGCGGGAGCTCGCCGTCGGAATGCGCGCGGTGGTGACGGTGGAGCTGTTTCCCGAGGCGGGTGAGGGAGGTCAGGGCGATGCACGCTAGCCTGCGCGAGGAGCGCACGGTGCACGCGTGGCAGCTGCCCGACGGCGGTCCCGTCCTCATCGTGACGAACGTGCCCACGCTCGTGGACGAGCACGACGAGCAGGTCATGTTCGACGCCTCGACGGCCGACGTTCTCGACCGGATCGCGCAGGTGGTGCGGGAACACTTCAGCGCCCTCGACTTCGTACACGTGGACTACGAAACCCGGAAGGTCACGGCGTTGGTCCCGCTGACGGAAAGGTAGAAGGGGGGCATCATGCCAACGAAGATCGAATGGGCGGAGGAGACCTGGAACCCCGTGGTGGGCTGCACCAAGGTCAGCACCGAGTGCAAGCATTGCTACGCCGAGCGCCTGCATACGAAGCGGCACCGCGCCTGGAAGCGGGGGGAGTGGAGGGGGGCCCCGGCGCAGTACGGCCGCCCGTTTACCGAAGTGCAGTTCCTGGAGGACCGCCTGAGCGTCCCCGCGCGGTGGCGCGCGCCCCGGGCCGTGTTTTGCTGCTCGATGGGCGACCTCTTCCATGAGGACCTGCCCGCGCGCACCATCCTGCGGATCCTGAACACTATGGAGCAGGTTAACGCGAACCGCGTCCACGCCGGTCAGAAGCCGCACCGCTTCATGGTGCTGACCAAGCGGTCCAGGCGCATGCGGGACATCCTGGAGACCTGGTTCGACGAGTTCCTGGAGCACCGCGTCGCGCCGATTGGGGCCGCCTCAATCTGGTTCGGCGTGTCGGTGGGGCGGCAGGAGTTCGCGCAGCGGGCCCTCGACCTGGCCAGCATCCGCAGCCCGGTGCCGCTCGTGCGGTTCGTCAGCGCCGAGCCGTTGCTGGGCAGCCTGTGGCTGGACCACGTGCAGGCCGACGACCGGGACGGGGGCGGTCTGTACAACGTGCTGACCGGGGAGCGACTGGACCGCCCGGGCCAGCAGCTCCCGGGACGGGTGAGCTGGGTGATCGTGGGGGGCGAGACCGGCCGCGGCGCGCGCCCCATGCATCCGGCCTGGGTGCGGTCCCTGCGCACCCAGGCGCACCGGTACGGCGCCGCCTTCTTCTTCAAGCAATGGGGCGAGTTCGCCCCGGGGGAGGCACCCTCGCGGACGCCCTTCCTGCTCGACGTGGACGGTCAGGTTGTCCCGGTGGAGCTCGGGGGGACGGCCGACCTCGACCGCCCGGTCGTCATGTCGCGCGTCGGTCGCAGGGCGGCCGGCCGGGAACTGGACGGGCGGCTGTACGAGGAGTACCCGGAGGCTGAGGAGGTGGTGGCGTGACGACCGAACAGGGGAGCGCAAGCAAGGCGTCGCTCGTCAACATTCTCAAGCACGGTGGCATGGAGCAGGAGGTCGCCGAGAAGCTGGTGGACGTGGCCGCTGAGCTCGTGCCCGCCGGCGTTGTTCTGGGCGACCACCTTGGCACGCTGGAGATCTTCATGCGCGGGGCGGCCGAAGCCTACACGCGCGCCTCCGCAGCGTTCTTGGACGCCGCGGACGAGCTCGGGGGTGACGACCCGTGCGATGAGACGCGGGTTAAGGCGCTGCGGTTCGCCTCGATGCTGCTGAAAACCGCCGGGATGATGGCGGAGGCGCTGGCCGAATCGGCCGGGGGGCGCGATCCGAGGCGGCCGCTGGCGTGAAGGGGGGGGCACGGATGGCTACTGTGACGGTCTACACGGATAACTGCGACGTACGGCTCCACAAGGAACAGCGCCTGAAGGCGCGCCGGCAGCATACGTGCAGCTCGTGCGGCGGCGTGATTCCCCCGAAGGCCACCTACTACCGCCACGACGTTCTGGACGAGGACGGCCACAAGTGGAGCACGTACAAGATCTGCGGCCGCTGCGCTGAGCTCGTGGATTGGAACCTCCAGGTGGGGTACGGTTGCGAGACCAGCTTCAACGAGCCGCTTGAGGACTTTTTCGGCGCCTATGACCTCGACGACCTCCCGGGGCTCGTGGACCCGGAAAAAACCCGGAACCCCATGCCCCGCAAACTCGCCAACTGGCTCGCGCGCCGGCATGGGCTGACCCTGGCCGAGCTCGAGCGACAAGCGCGCGACGAAGACGCCTGCGACGTGCACGACGCGGTCCGAGCCGTCAAGGGCGCGGTCGAGGACGCCTACGGCGGCACCGTCACCCACGTCGTCACCAAGTCCAGGTGCGACGAGTGCCGGGGGCAGGGGATCGTCGCGCATCCCCTGTGGGAGGCCTTCTACGCCGCCCACCCCCCAAAGGAGCGTCACGGGCTCACCGTGGAGCAGGTGAACGAGCTCGTACGTAGGTTCTGGTCCGAGCACGGCTACGACCAGCCCGAGCCCGAAGAGGTGAAGTGCCACGTGTGCGACGGCTCGGGCCGGGTCACCCGGCGCATCCCGATCGCGGACTTCTGGGCCTCGCTGCTGGCTGGGCAGCCGTAGCGCGACGACGCCCCGACCGGGCCCGCACCCCAACCGCCCCCGCCGCTACGGTGGGGGCGATGCCCTGGACCGCAGAACGCTTTCCCGATGCCATGAAGCACCTCGCGCCCCCCGTGCGGCGCCGGGCGGTGCGGATCGCCAACGCGCTGCTTCGCGAGGGGTACGACGAGGGAGAGGCGATACGGATCGCCATTGCCCGGGCCAAGGGTGCGCTGGCCAAGGGCTACTACCTGGCTTACGACGAAAACGGCTTCGCGCTGGTGTTTTGGCTCGAGCCCGCCGAGCTGGTGCACAAGGCGGACGGGGGCGACCTAGGGCCCAACGAGCGCTGGATCACGCTGAAGCCCCACGGACCCGACCACCCCGACTACGTCCACGTCAAGATCAAGGTCAACCCCGACGGATCGGCCCACGTCGTCTCGGGGCCCAAGGGTTTGCACGGGTTGCGCCTGACGCGGATCGGACGCGGCCGCCAGCAAGAGCGCGCTCCCAAGCCGGACGTGCCCCCCGAGGAGCGCCAGCGGCGCAAGGAGCTGGCCCAGCGGCTGCAGGAGCACATCGAGGCCGCGCACCGGGCCGCGCTCGCCGCGGCCGCCCGGATCACCGGAAACCCGCACCTCGAGCGCATGCTCGACGACGAGACCCGTGAGCAACTGCGCACCATCGCGCAGCAGGCGGCCGGCGAGGGCGACGCGGCCTCCCTGGCCGCCGGCCTGGCCACCGCGCGCCACGTTCGCGCCGCGACCCAGGCCGTCAAGCGGATCGAGCGCCAGGTCCTCAAGCACCTGGTGCGCGACCCCGACCTACGCAGCGCGGTTCTGGGCGAGCGGGGGCAGATCGAACCCGACGAGATCCCCGGGGCGGAGACGGCTCCGGTGGCCAGCCGCGGTTACGGGGGCTCCATGCGCCAGCTGGCCGAGGAGCGGGGCCTCACGCAGGACGAGTTCGAGCGCGAGGCCGAAGAGGCGTTCCAGGCGCGGCTCGCGCAGTACGCGCCAGAGGTCCAGGCCCGGGTGCTCGCCGCCCGGGAGCGCATGCGCGCGGCCCAGCCCCTCGCGCAGGAGGCGGGCGCCGCCCTCGAGGAGGCCGCCCCCAAGCCGGAGGCCCCCACGCCGGAGGAGCTGCGCCAGCACGCCGAGGACGTGCGTGCCTTCCTTGCCGCGGCGCGCCAACTGCGCAAGCTGCAACGCGCCAAGCGGCGCGCGCTGCTGGGTCACGACCCCGACGCCAGCGAGGAAGAGGTGCGCGCCCTCGAGGAGGCCCACGCGCGTGAAGACGGCAGCCCCTTGCTCGTGCACACGGAGGAGGTGGACCCCGACCTGGCGCGCGAGATCGCGGCCCGGGTGGACGACCTGGCGAAGGAAGACCTGACCCGCAGCTTCCTGGACACCGTGAACCGGGCGGCCGAGCCCGGGTGGAGCTACGGCGAGTTGCGCAAGGCCCTGTACAAGCACCACGCCGCCGGGGCCTACGCCCACCTGAGCAACGTGGCGCTCGCGGTCCTCGGGCGCGACACCCTGGACCGGCTCGCCCTCGATGCCCTGGGTCTCGACGCGGGGGTCAAGCTCACGGCGCACGCGCTGCGCCGGGGTCTGAGCGAGGAGGAGCTGGACAAGGTCCGCAAGGCCCTGGCCGAACACCACGACCGCACCCTCGAGCCCATGCTCAAGGAGGCGATGGAGCGGGGCACCAAGGCCCTCGAGGCCGCGCGTGCGATCGAGATCCCGGCGATCACCTCGACCACCGACGCCGCGGCGGTCATGGACCTGGTGCGCCGGAAGCGGCGCCTGCTCGAAGAGGCCCACCGGCACCTCGGTACCGCCCTCGGGAAGCTGGAGGCGTCCGCGGCGCTCAACCTCGCCCTCAGCCAGCCCCCGGCCGACCACCTCGAGCTGGAGTTCTCCAAGAGCGCCCGCGACGTGATCCCGGCCCTGCGCGCCCTGGGCCTGGAGCCTGGCGACTACACCTACGAGTGGGACGACGACCGCTTCAGGGTGCGGCTCAACCGGCAGGGCATGGACCGGCTGACCCCCGACGCCGACCCCGCCGAACGCGAGACCGCCGAGCGGGTCAAGGCGATCAAGGCCGGCCGCCACGACGAAGAGGACTGGCTGCCGGCGGGCTTCGCCCGCTACCCGGCCAGCGCCTTCGACCAGCAGGAGCCCCCCAAGGCCCGCCGCCTCGCCCGCGCTCCCAACTTCCGCGACGACGTGCGCGCGGGGTTGGAGGAGGCCGTGGCCAGCCGCCTGGCCGACGGGTGGACCCCGGCGGAGGTCAAGCGCCTGCTCACCTCGAGCAGCTTCATCCGTGACTGGGTGCCCCCGGAGAAGATGGAGGAGTACGACCGCCACCTGGAGGAGCTGCTGCCTACGTGGGCGGGCGAGGAGGTGCGCAAGAACCGCAAGGGCGAGGAGTACCGGGTACCGATCCCGGTGGACTACGACCGCCTGCAGGAGAAGCACCCCGAGCTCCATGAGCGGCTGCGCGGCCTGGCCCGTGACTTCGTGGAGCGCGAGCACCCCGGGGAGGCCGACTTCTACGGCCAGACGGTGGGCGACACCCCGGAGGTCCGCAAGGCCCTCTACCTGAGCGTGCTCGCCGATCCGCGCACGCAGGTGGCCCTCAAGCCCCTGGGCGAGCTCGACCACCGCGACCAGCGTGCGCTGCGGCACTACTACCTGACCGAGATCCTGGGCAAGAGCCCCGAGGAGCTGGCCGCGCGCAAGAACGCGGTGCGCAAGGCCCTGGCCGAGTACGAGGCCAAGCACCCCATGCCGGAGAAGTGGGGCGCGCCCCAGGACGGCGGCCTCTTCGGAGAGCCGGCCCCCGTAGACCCCGACGCCCCCATCACGCTGCGGTTCCGTGACCATGTGGCCGCCGACCCCGACCTCCGCGCCGAGACTTTGCGCGCGATGGGGCTGGGCCGCGGCGACTACGTGGAAAACGACGACGGCAGCGTGACCCTCACCGAGGACGGCAAGGCCAACCTGCGGGGCAACCCCTACCCCGACCGGCTGGCGAGCGACCTCCCCTTGAACCCGGACTGGGTGAAGTGGCACCGCGACCGCCAGCGGGTGGCCACCGAAGCGCTGGGCGACCAGGCGGAGCTCGTCGAGTGGAACAAGTTCGTGGAGGGCATCGGCGGGCCGCAGCGCGCCTACGAGGCGGTGCAGGAGCACATGAGGGGGTCGCTGGCGAGCCGTTACGCCCACTACCACGCCAAGCTCACCGGCCAGCCCCTACGCCTGTCGAAGGAGGCGAACCGCTGGGGCGAGCACCTGTGGGCGGTGCGCGACCCCGAGGGGTACCGCCGCTTCAAGGACGAGATCGCCCGCCAGCAGCACAGCCTGCGGGAGCGTCAGGGCGGCCGCTTCGCGTACATGGGCGGGAAGGGGTCGCTGCTCGAGGCGTGGCGCAAGAAGAAGGAGGAAGAGCGCGCCGCGCGCATGGCGCAGGCCAGCCTCTTCGCCAACGCCGGCGACGAGGCGGTCGAGCCCGAGGCCCCGGTGCCGCACCTCGAGCGGCACGCCCTGCCCCCCGCCGTCGAGAAGCGGCTGGCGGCCCTCATGCCGGAGGTTGCCGGCAGCGTCCACGCGGGCATGAGCCCGGTGCAGATGTACCCCGTGACCATGGGCAAGGGCACCAAGTACGTGAAGCAGCAGCGGGCGATAAAGGCCATTATCGAAGGCCGCAAGCTCGCCGCCTTCCTGGGGACGGGGAGCGGCAAGACCTCGGTGGCGATCGGGGCCTTCACCGAGCTCCACCACCGCGGCGAGGCCAAGAAGGGCCTGTTCGTGGTGCCCTCGATCGTGCGCGACCAGTTCGGCGAGGAGATGGCCCGGGTGCTCGAGCCCGGCCGCTTCCGCTGGCACGCGCGCGAGGCCACGCACGAAGAGCGCCGGGCCGCCTACGCCACCCCCGACGTGCACATGGTGGCCGTTACCCACCAGGCCTTCCGCGACGACATGCTCAAGCTGATGGCGGAGCACCACGGGGAGGACCTCGAGGCGTTCAAGGACCGCTTCCTCGAGGCCGACCTGCCGGAGCGCCAGCGCCTCATGCGTGAGGCCCTGGAGGCCCACGGGATCCCCCTGCATTACGTCGCCGTGGACGAGGCCCACGACGCCCTGAACCGCCAGGGCAAGGCGGAGTCGCTGCTCACGGCCGTGCTCGACACCGCGATGAGCCTGTCGCCGTACGGCACCCTGATGACCGGGAGCCCGGTCAAGAACGACGCCTCCGAGATCGGCGACTGGCTCAAGAAGCTCGACCCCAAGCGCTTCGGCGACGCGGCCGAGTTCCGGCGCCGCTACGGCGTGGACGCGCTGACCGCACGTGAGGCGCTGAAGCGGCTGGCCGACCGCTACGTCTACCACGACGTGGTGCCCTCGGGGACGACCAAGCGCGTCGTCTGGGGCGCGGACGGCACCCGCGGCGACACCCCCAGCGGGCACGCCCCGATCCCGCTGCACCCGGAGCAGCGGGCGCAGCTGGAAGAGGTGCGCGCCGCCTACCAGCGCGCCGTGCGCGCCCGCGACCGCGGCGACGTGGACCTGGAGGCCTTGCGGGCCCTTTCGCCCCGCAGCTTCGAGGGCGTCCCCGAGGCCCAGCACGAGCAGGTCGCCCAGAAACTCAACCGCAGCCTCGGGGTGCTGCATGAGGCCGCGAAGGCGCGCGTGATCAACGAGGCCCCCGCCGACCGCAACGCCAAGATCCAGCACCTGCTCTCGCTCGCGGAGCAGCGGCGCGGGAAGGGCGGCGTGGTCTTCGCCCACAACCGCAAGGCGGTGGCCGAGATCGCCGCCGCCCTCGAGCGGGCCGGGCACAAGGTCGCCGTCCTGCACGGGGGGCACAGCGCCCAGGACAAGGCGCGCATCCGCCAGCGCTTCGACCGCGGCGAGGTGGACATCATCGTCGCCTCCGACGCCGGCGCGACCGGCGCGAACCTGCAGCACCGCGGCGAGTGGCTGGTGCACTACGACCTGCCCATGACGCACAAGACGTGGGAGCAGCGCTCGGCGCGGATTGACCGCCTCGGGCAGAAGAAGGCGATCGAGATCCACACCCTCATGACGGACACCGACCACGACCGCGCCAACCTGGAACGCCTCGAGCGCAAGCGCCTCCTGGGGCAGATCTTCCAGGGGCCGTACGAACACATGGACGACACCGGCCTCGCGCTGCAGCTGCAGCTGGCCGGCCTGTCCCGCCCTGAGCGCGACGACGACGACGATCCAACGCCCCCGCCCCCGCCGGCGCCGAACCCCGCGGCGCAGCAGGGAACGCTTTTCGGGTAGGACTGACCACCACGGCGGATAAGGTGCGCACCATGAAGGACGACGCCAAGCGCTTGCTGGCCGAGATCAGCGCCGAGATCGCGCGCGCCCACGTGGAGGAGGCCGCAGCGCGCGGTGCCGCCCGTCGCGTGGCCGAGCGCCACGAGGAGGCCGCCCGCGCGGCCGCCGACGGCATCCGCGCCCCGCGGGGAAGCGCGCTGGAAGACGAGTACCTGAGCCACGTGCTCGAGCGCGGGACGGCCCGCGCGGTGGAGGCGACCGAATGACCCTACGCGAGATTTACGACCTCATCAAAGCCCAGGCCCAGGCCCTCTTCAACCTCCCTCCAGCCCCCAGCCGGTCCGCGCGCCGCACGCGGCGCTCTGCGGGGACGCGCCGGCGCAAGGCGCCGCCCCCCGACCAGCCCGCACTCTTCGACGGGCAGGGCCGCCAGCCCGAGCAGCCGTCGCTCTTCGACCGCCGGCACGACAAGGCGCACCTCAAGCCGGTCAAAAAGGTGGTGCGCGAGAAGAGCGGCAAGGTTCACACGCAGACGTACTGGGAGAAGGCGGACGGCGAGGCGGAGGCCGCGCAGAAGCCGAAGCCGCAGGCCGCCGCCCCCAAGCCCGAGGCCGAGGCCAAGCCGACCGAGACCGAGGCCAAACCCGAGGCCAAACCCGAAGAGCGGCCGGCGCCGGACGACTGGGAAGCGACCCTGCGCCGCGATCCCGAGGCCGCCCTGGACGAGCTCGAGCGCGAGGTGGAGCGCGTTTTCGACTCCAACGCGGCCCCCAAGTGGGAGCGCAAGAAGCTGCGCCCGCGCAAGCTGCCCCGCGGGAACGACCCGTTGTCGCGCCTGCAGCGCATGCTGGTGAAGCTGCAGGCGGCGATGAAGGACCTGTACGCCGCGAGCAGCTTCGCCTACGACGCCGGGGGACGGGTGGACCACGGCTCGGAGAACCTGATCAAGACGGCGGGCGCCCTCGCCAAGAAGGTCGAGGCCGCGGCCCGCCTGGCCAGCCGCGGGGAGCTGGAGCCGCCCAAGCCGGCCGAGCCCGAACAGGACGCGGGGCCGGCCGTCGCCCCCGCCGACCGCCAGAAGAGCGCCGACGCCAAGGCGGTGGCGGAGTTCCTGGAGCGGGCCGGCCTGCGTGAGCACGTCCTGCGCGAGGGGGACGAGGACGGCGACTACCACCTGCGCATCCCCAACCCGCCCTTCCTGCCGCTGGTCATCGAGCGCCACCCGGGGCGGGACGGCGCGCCGCGGCTGTACCTCACCCACTACCGCCACGCCGACCCCGACGACCCAATGAGCGACATCTACCTCGACGGCGAGCTGGTGTACAAGGTGGCTCCCGACGGCGCCCTCGAGCTGGAGGAGACGGCGACGCACGACCCGATCCGCGGCTACGAGCTGCGGGGACGCGACCCCCAGTTCGCCCGGGTCTTCGCCCAGAACCTGACCGACCACTTCTACCATGAAGTGCCGCGCGAGCGCTGGGAGGGCAAGAACGCGCCGCAGGTGGAGCCGTCGGTGCCCGACACCGCGGGACCGGCCCCCGCGGAGCTGCCGGCCGACCCTTCCGATCAGCACCTGCGGGAGGGTGCCGAGAAGACGGTCGTCTTCGCCGACGGGGCCCACACGTACCGCCTCAAGGGCGGGCGCTGGCACCGCGTGGACGAGGAACCCGAAAGCGCCCCGAGCGCGCCCCGGCAGGAAACCGAACCCGAGCCCCAGGCCACCTCGGAGCCCGAACCCGAGGCCAAGCCGACCGCGCCCGAGGCGGAAGCCGGAGCGGCCGAACCCCAGGCCGAGCCGGAGCCCGAACCCGAGGCCAAGCCGACCGAGACCGAGCCCGAGGCCGAGGCCGAGCCGGCCGCCGAGGAGCCGCCCCAGGCCGAAGCCGAAGGCCGCGGACTCAACTACGCGCGCCCCCTGCGCGAGATCCTGAAGCGTATTCCCCGGTTCGGGTTCGCGCTGCTGCCCAAGGCCACGGTTGCCCAGCGCACCAAGGCCAACGCGCGCGCCGTGGAGCTGCTGGAGCGCCTGGAAGACGAGAAGCGCGAGCCCACCGAGGAGGAGCGCCAGGTCCTGGCCGCCTACACCGGCGAGGGCGGCCTGACGGGCGACCTGAACGCCCACTACACCCCGGCGCCGCTGGCGGCCGCCATGTGGGCCCTGCTGCACCGCGTGGCCGGCCAGCCCAAGACCGCGCTCGAGCCCTCGATGGGCAACGGCGTCTTCCTGCACACCGCCCCCGACGGCACCCGCGTGACCGGCGTCGAGCTCTCCGAGGTATCGGGCAAGATCGGCAAGCTGCTGCACGAGCCCCGGGGGCACAAGGTCTACCCCGGCCTGTCCTTCGAGGAGTACAACCAGGGCGAAGGGCAGGAGCACACCTACGACGCGGTGATCGCCAACCCGCCCTACGGCATCCGCGGCAGCCTGATCGGCAAGGGCAAGCCGTGGCTCGCCAAGGCCGAGCAGTATTTCATTGACGCCTCCCTGGACCGCCTCAAGGACGGCGGCGTGGGCGTGCACCTGATCAACCCGGGACCCGTCGAGAACCCCTCGACCCGCGACTTCCGCCGGCGCCTCTTGGCCCGGGCGGAGGTCCTGGGGGCCTACCAGCTCCCCTCCAGCGTCTTCAAGGAGTCCAACTCGGGGGTGCCCCCGGTGGTGCTGGTGGTGCGCAAGCGCCCGGACGATGAGGGGATGACCCTCCTGCGCCTGGTGCAGCGCCACGGCGAGGAGGCCCTGGAGAAGGCGGGCGTGCTCACGGACGCCGCGCGCGACTTCCTGGACGGCAAGCTGCACCTGCGCGACGACCACCTCTTCGGGACGTGGAGCGGCGAGACCACGTACCACGGCTACAAGAAGATCGAGGGCGAGCTCGAGCCCGGGCTGCTCGAGCGCCTGGCCCAGGCCCCCACCGACGAACAGCCGGCGGACATGGCGGCGCTGGAGCGCCACTACGGGGACGAGTACGCATCGGCCCGCGACTGGGCCACGAGCGCGGCCTCGAACCTCGAGCGCGGCCGCGTCGAGGAGGGGACGGTCAGCGAGGACGGCCGCCTGGTCTTCCGCAACGGGCGCTGGCACACGATCCAGGGCGAGGACCCGCGCCTCGCGGCCGCGGTCAGCATCGCCGACGAGCTGCGCGAGTACGTGCACGTGCTCAACAACGGCAGCCCGGCCGACGCCGAGGCGCGCCGTAAGGCGGTGGTCGAGTCCCTGAAGCGCTACCTGGAGGAGTACGGCAACCCCCACCAACACTTGGCCGGCGAGCTCAAACGCCGGCACAGCCTCGCCCACCTGCTCAGCGCCGTCACGCCCAAGGGCGACGTGGCCGAGCACCTGCTCAACCCGGTCACGGGCGAGCGCGGCGAGGGGGTGGACTACACCGACCCCTACGCCGTCGCGGCGCACCTTGCGCGGCAGCGGCGCCTCACCCCCACCCGCTTGGCCTCGGTGCTGGCGGGGAAAGGCTGGGGCACCACGCAGGCCATGGAGTGGCTGGCCGAGAACGGCTACGCCATGGACGAGTCGGGGCGCTGGATTCCCGACGACGAGTTCTACGTCGGGGACGTGTACGAGCGCTCCGAGGCGCTGGAGCGGGCCGCCGAGGCCCCGGGCCTCTCGAACACCGAACGCGAGATCCTGCGGGCCCAGGCCAAGAAGTTCCGCGAGAAGCTGCCCCGCAAGCCCCTCGAGGAGGTCGAGATCACGGCCCGCGACCACTACGTGCGCCCGGAGGTGGTGCGCGACTTCATCGGCGAGGTCGTGGACCCGGGCGGCCAGTACAATGTGCGGCGTACGGACACCGGCATCTTCATCGTGGAGCACGCCGAGGGCTACAGTCTCCCCGACCACGTCAAGGAGTTCGTCAAGTACCTCAACTTCGACACCCCGGTGCGGCGCCTCACGGCCGAGCAGACGAGGACCATGACCCGCGCCGAGCTGGACGCGCTCAAGGCGCAGTACCGCGAGGAGGCCCGCAAGCAGGAGCAGGAGTGGGCCGACCAGTTCAAGGCGTGGGCGGCCAGCTCCGACTACCGCGAAGAGCTCGAAGAGGGCTACAACCGCACCTACAACAGCTACATCCCGCCCAAGTACAGCAACGAGGCGCTGGACATCCCCGACTGGAAGGGTCCGCCGCTGCATGACTTCCAGACGGAGGCGGTGCGGCACGCCCTCGACACCGGCAACTCGATCATGGCCCTCGACGTGGGTCTCGGGAAGACGTACGCCGGCCTCGCGCTAGCCCAGCTCCTCGAGCACGAAGGCCGGGCCAAGCGGGTCATGCACGTCATGCCCAAGAGCCTGATGGGCAACTGGCGCAACAGCTACGCCGAGCTCGGTAGCGGCCGCTGGTACATCACGGGCGAGTTCGCCGTCCCCGAGGGCACCGACGAGCAGACCGCCGCGGACGCGCAGAAGGTCTACGATCTGCTCAAGGAGCGCGACCTCATCAACCTGAACGACGCCGAGAAGGCCAGCGGGCTCGAGCCCGAGCGCTTCCGCGCGGCGCTGCGCGCCCTGTCCCGGGCGGACGTGGCCCGGGGCGTCCCCGGGGACCACGTGATGGTCATCGGCGAGACCTTTGATCCCAAGAAGAAGGTCTGGCGCGAGGACAAAATGAAGGACGTGGCCACCAAGCTCGCGCGCCTCGCCGCGGACCCCAGCATCACCCGCGTGCTCATCACCCGCGACAAGTTCGGTGCCATCCCGGTACGGCCCGAAACCCTCGAGCGCTACGTCAAGGACGACGTGGTGCGCGCCCGCGAGTTCGAGGAGGCGCAGCACGACAAGCGCAAGAAGCGCAGCGAGCGCGACTGGGTGGGCAAGATGCAGCAGGCCATGGAGAAGGCCACGGCCAAGCTCTTCGGCGACCAGGTGCGGGCGGTGCATTGGGAGGACCTGGGCGTGGACGCGCTCATCTCGGACGAGCACCACGCCTACAAGAACCTGCATGCGGCGCCGCGGGTCTTCGGCGAGTCGCCGAAGTTTTTGGGGGCCGGCTCGGAGTCGCAGCGCGCGCTCGACATGCTGATCAAGGCGCGGCACGTGCGCGACCACAACGACGGCAGCGGGATCTACGCCCTCACGGCCACCCCGACCAAAAACTCGCCGCTCGAGGTCTACAACATGCTGCGCTACGTCACCGACGCCGTAGACCGCATCGCGCCCACCCCGGAGGCGTTCATCAGCCGCTACACGGACATCGGCAATGCCCTGGTGGCCACGCCCGGCGGCGTGGAGGTGCGGACCGCCGTCCTCGGGTTCAAGAACCTGGGGGAGCTTCGGGGACTGATGAACCGCTACATCTTCCGGCGCACCGCGCAGGAGGTGGGTCTCAAGATCCCCGAGCGCGAGGACCACGAGCACATCTTCGAGATGCACCCCGAGCAGCACACGGAGTACCGCGCCCTGGCCGCCGCCGCCCAGCACGCCGCGGCCAACCGCGAAGCCGAAGGCGACGAGCACTTCTTCTCCTACCTGGCGCGCATGCGTTTCCTCACCCTCGACCCCGCGGTCTACGACCCCGAGCGCCTGGGGCACCTGCCCAACCCGCGCTTCCAGAAGGCGGGCGAGATCGCCAAACAGGCGCTCAGCGAGGGCGGGAAGGTGGTCATGTTCATGGACCTGGGGCAGTCGTCCATGGACGAGAACCCCGCCGAGGACATGGGCGAGGACGCCCTGCGCGAGTACGCCAAGCGCAACAAGCTCCCCCATGAGGGCATGACCACCGCCAAGCTGCGGAAGCTGGTCGCCAAGCACCTCGAGGAGAGCCGCACCAACGCCTACGCCCGGCTTAAGCAGCACCTCATCGAGGCGGGCGTGCCCGAAGACCAGATCGCCGTCGTCACCTCGAAGACGGCCAAGAGCTCGGCCGCCCGCGCCGACATCGAGGCCGCCTACAAGGCCGGCAAGATCCGCGTGGTCATCGGCTCCACCGGGGTCATCGGCGAGGGGTTCAACCTGCAGACGGGCACGACCGACATGGTGCACCTGGACATCCCCTGGGACCCGGGCACCTACTGGCAGCGCCTGGGCCGCGCCGTACGGCAGGGCAACACCCAGGAGAAGGTGCGCAACCACGTGCTGCTGGCGCGCGGCTCCGTGGACGCCATGACCTACGGCACCATGCTCGGTAAGAAGGGCTGGACCGACATCCTGTGGAACAGCACCGAGGAGCGCGCCCGCAACGCCGACGCCATGGACCCGGAGAACGACCCCTACACCCAGATGCTCATGCAGACGGCCGACAACCCCGACGACGTGCGGGCGATCCTGGAGAAGCAGAAGAAAAAGCGCCTCGAGGAGGCCAAGGCCGCCGCGTGGCAGGCCACCGTCCAGAAGCTGCAGCAGGCGAGCATCCTGCACCACTCCGTCCAGAAGCAGCGCGGCCTGGTCGCTCAGGCGCAGGCCAACCTGGAGAAGGCGCACGCCGAGGGGAGCCCCGAGAAGGTGGCCGTGTGGAACCGGCGCCTGGAGGAGCGCAGCCGCAAGCTCAAGCGCCTCGAGGGCGAGTGGCGGGCGCGCATGTCCGACCTCGAGCGCAACGAGCAGGTGAGCAAGGACCAGCTGGACGCGATCCGCGAGGGCCGTCCCTTCGTGATCGCCCCGTCGGGCCAGGTCTTCGTGGAGGGCGGCCACATCGAGCAGCACACCAAGGACGGCGGCGTGCGGCACTTCCGCATCCTCTCGGTCAGCCCCGTCACCAAGACGATGCAGATCGCCCCGCTGGTGCCGCTGCAGCGCTACGGCTCCGAGCCCAAGCCCTCGAGCTACAAGATCGAGGACGTGGCCGAGCTGGGCAACATCTTCGCGCGCCCGCGGGTGGACGACGAAACCCTGGGGCAGGAGCTGGCGCAGCGGCTGCGGCACGTGGGCGTCACCGGCTTGCAGAAGGTGCACCCCGACGTGGTGCGCCGGCACCACGACCGGATCCAGGAAGCGCTCAAGGAGTGGGCCAAGCAGGACCGGGGCGGCATCGGGGCCTGGGTCGTCAACCGCGAGGGCGTCCCCGAGCACCGCACCGCCTCGTACGCCAAGCCCGGCATCCCGCTTGAAGAGGGCGAGCGGCTGCTCACCAACACCCCCGAGGACATCGAGCTGTGGCGGAAACACCACGGCGAGCGCGACCTGGGCTACGACGCCCTCGGTGCGCTGCCCTTCTACGCCGAGCGGGTGCTGGGCAAGCGGCATTGGCGCGCGATACCGCGCCCCGAGCAGGCCGAGTACCTGGTGAAGGCCTCGCTCGTGGAGCTTTACCATAAAATGACGGGGAGGACGCGATGAGCAAGCGCAAGGTGGACCGTGAAGCCCTGAGCGGGGTGGTGCAGCTGCTCCAGCGGGATCCTGGCAGCTACAAGGCCTACGGCATGTACTGGTGGCCGCTGAAGCGCTGGCTGCGCCGGGAAACGGACGCGGAGACGCTGCCGTCGGTGCATCTCCCCCACCCCCACGACGAGCCGGAGACCGTGGCCCGGCTCGAACAGCTCTACCCCGACGAGTGGTCGCTCTTCCTGGCCGCGCTGCACCACGCCGAGCAGAAGACGCTCTGGGGCGAGCGTTACCAGGGGCACAGCTACTGGCCGTCCGGCGAGGGTTACGTGCTCTACGACCCCGACATGGGGCCGGCCAACGCCGTCGGAGCGTAACGACCCACCGTCCCCGACGCTAGGGTGCGGCCATGGATCGCACCCTAGCGTCTTCCTTTTCGCTCGTCGAGCTGGCCCTCTCGCTCCTCGCCAAGGCCCAGGGCGCGAGCGCCATGCGCGTGCTTCCCAGCGGCCGGATGATGGTGCGGGTGAAGACCCCCAGCGGGCGCCGCTGGGTGCCGCACACCGCGCCGGAAGTCCAGCAGCACATCTCCGAGCACCTGCATCCGATCGCCGAAGAGGCCCACGACCGCGCCAAGGCGCACCTGGAAAAGGTGCTGCAGGGGCTGAACGTGCAGATCGGCGGCCGCATCAAGGAGCCGTACAAGGTCGCGGAGAAGATGGGGCGCCCGGGCAAGCAGCCGCGCCACTTCAACCGCCTGGGCGATACCGTGGGCCTGCGCGTGACCGTGCACGACCCGGCCCACTTCGAGGAGGCCCACCGCCGCCTCAAGAGCCTGATGGACAACCCCCACCCCCACCTCAAGGTGCTGGAGCACGAGGTGCACGACGGCTCGCGCGACGGCTACCGCTCGGTGCACTTCAACGGCATCGGGCACAAGGGGCAGCGGCTCGAGGTGCAGCTGCGGCACCCCTGGCAGAACGTCTGGGCCGACCACGCCCACGACAACTTCTACAAGGACGACAACCTGCGGAAGCTGGTGCCCGCGCACGAGCGCGAGGCCGTCAAGCGTGAGGGCGTGGCGTACATGAAGCAGGTCAGCGACCACCTCCACGCCAACGGCGGCAAGATCGGCCCCGACTTCCCCAAGGCCCCGCCGCGGGTCAAGAAGTACGGGCTCGAGTTCCCCGCCCACAAGCTGCAGAACTGACGCTTGCGGACGGGGCCGGTGTCTGGTATACTGGACATGCAGAGAGGGGGTACGAGATGAGCAAGAGCTACGACTACTACGTGGTGACCCGGGCCTCGGACGGTTCCAAGGTGGCCGTGGTGCCCGTCAACGGCGACCGCAAGACGGTGCGCAGCCGCCTGCTCAAGAAGTACCCGGTCACCAAGGGCTTCGGTGTCTCGTACGTGTCGAGCAACACGCCGCTCGACGACCCCTACCGCTACGCCAAGAGCTTCGACGCCTTCTCGTGAACGCCGACGGTGTTCTTGCGCAAAGGGCCGCCCCGCGGGGCGGCCCGCTCCCTTGTGGCCGGGCCTAGTCCCAGCCGTCCAGGAGCTCGCGCGCCATCTCCTCAGCCCACTTTGCGTAGATCGCGGTCGTCTGCAGCTGGGAGTGCCGCAGCTGGCGGGCGGCCGTGTTCAGGTCGCCCGTCTGCTGGTAGATGTAGGTGCCGCAGTAGTGCCGCAGGGCGTGGTAGCCCTTGTAGCGTACGCCGGCCCGGTCGCACAGCGCTTTGAGCCGGCGCCGGATGCTCGCAGGCGTACGCCAGGGCAGCACGTACTCGCCCTCGGGTTCGGCCTTGCGAAGGGCGCGGAGCGCGGCGCGCAGCCCCTTGGGGATGAGGACGCTCGCCGTCTTCCCTCCCTTGCCGTCCCGGATCGTGATCCGCTTCGCCCCGAGGTCCACGTCGTCCCAGCGAAGCCGCGCCGCCTCCGAGATGCGCAGCCCGCCCTGGGCCCCGAGCAGCACCATGACCCGCTCGTGCGGGTCCGCTTCTCGGGTCAACCGCTTGATTTCGTCGTCCTCGTAGGGGCGGCGCTTCTCGTGGCGCGGCGTCGGGTCCCGCACGGTCGGGGCCAGGTCGAAGGGGTTGGTCTGCGTGGCCCGGGCCCATTGCAGCGCCCGGTAGAAGGCCCGCGCCGCCGCCCGGCGGTTGTTCACGGTGGCGGGGGCGTGGTGACGCTGCAGGTGGCGCAGGTACTCAGCCCCCAGGTCCTCCGACGGATCGAGGACCGCCTCGGCCAGCAGCTCCCCCTCGAGCCCGAGCTCGGCCAGGTAGTCGAGGAAGCTGTTCAGCCCGGTGCGGTAGGTGCGCAGGGTGTGGGGGCTCGTCGCCGCGCCCGCACGCCCCCAGGTCATGAGGTGGTGCTTGACCAGGGCCCACAGGCCGGCCCGGTCGCCGGCCTCGAGCATCGCGCGCACCTTCTCAGCTCGCCGCTCGGGCTTGACCGCCCCCCATGGAAACGCCTCGCCGCGGTAACCGCCTCTAGCCATGTGACCACCCTAGGGGCCAAGGTGGAAGGAGAGCGAGAAAACCCGGGGCCGGAGCCTGGTGTACGAAGCGATAATAGACATTATCGCGCATGCCTCATGTTAGCACGGATGCAGGCCGTGTACATCGGCACGTACAGACCCACCGATTGTATGCCCCCTAAAACCGGCGCGGCCAACACCCGGTAAGGGGAAGGTGCCGCAAAATGCTTGCATGATTTCCCGTCTGTCCGGTATAATGGACGCGCAGAAGGGAGACACGATGAGTCTACGGCTGTTCCTCGATGACCTGCGCACACCACCCCCGGGATACCGGTTGTTCCGTACCGCCGCGGAGCTCCGGGCGTGGGTGGAGGGCCACGGCCTCGAGGGGGTAGAGGAGATCAGCCTCGACCACGACCTCGGGGAAGGGGAGACCGGCTACGACTTCATCAACTGGCTCGAGCGCTACGTGGTCGCCCATGACCTGCGCGAGCTGCCCCGGATCGTAAGCCACTCCGCGAACCCCGTGGGGCGAAGCAACATCGAGCGCGCCGCCGAGCGGTTGCAGCGCTGGGTGAAAGGGGGAGAGGTATGAAGGTCGAAAACGGCATGTGGGAGAAGCGGCAGGACGTGGTGGTGCTGAAGACCCCGCTCCAGATGGAGGGGACCCGCCGCGTGGTCGCGGCCATGGCGCGGCACGACTTCCCGCTGAAGCTGGACAGCGTGCAGGCTGCCCTGTACACGCGGGGCCCGTGGGACCGGGGCGTCGCGGATGAGGCGACCGAGCGCTGGTACGTCGCGACGGCGCAGCTCGAGTTCAAGGCGAGCGGTGGCCGGATCATCGTCAAGTTCGCCGGCAAGGGCGACACGCTCGACCAGGCCCTTGACGGGATGGACCCCTTCACCGTGTACGGCGTGCTTTCGGCGACGGTGCCCAAGGAGATCCACGAGCGCGCCGGCGAGGTGCCCCTCTGGCTGGCGCGGGTCTTCATGGACGACAACCGCGACGCCCTCTCGATCAAGTCCGGGGTGGAGGTGCCGTGCTCGGTGGGCGAGCGCTCGGTGATCTGCGGCTACAGCGTCCAGGACTTCGGCGAGGGCCACTTCGGGCGCATCTGGGAGGAGTTTGGCTACGCACATTGGTCCGGGGTCCGCGCCCCCAACCGGATGCCCCCCGAGCTGATGGTGGAGCCCGCCCGGACGTAGGCGCACAGGAAGCGACGCGACGCCCCCGCGGGTAAGGCCCGCGGGGGTCGTTTTCGTTCCAGTCCAGCTCGCTGTCACACCGCCGCCGCTTCTAGGGTGGCGGCGTGGACTACGACGCAGCGATCATCGTGCACCTCCCGTACGTGGCCAAGGCGGCCGACGTCGGGGGGCGGCGCCTGGTGTACTTCGAGGCCTCCCGCGACGGCGTGGTGGACCGCGAGGGCGACATCGTGGCGGCCGACGCGCTCTGGGGCTCGCGCAAGCTCTTCCTCGAGCAGGGGAACCTGGACCTCAATCATTGGTCCTGGCTCGGGAACCCCATCGGGACCGGCGCGCGCCCGGAGTACGTCATCGGCCTTCCCCTCGAGGTCAAGCGCCAGGGGCGCTCGATCTTCGTCAAGGGCGAGATCTTCTCCAACAAGACCCCGCCGCCCCCCGGGAGCTCGGGCGACTGGGCCAACTGGTTCTGGCACTCCATCACCCAGATGGACCCGCCGCAGCGCTGGTACCCCTCGGTCTTCGGGCAGATCAAGGCGGCCAAGCGCGTAACCGTCAAGGGGCGGGAGGTCCGCCGCATCACGCAGGTTGAGTGGTTCTCCGTGGGCTTCGCCCAGCGGGCGCAGCACCCGGAGCTGCCCCCGGTGTCCACCGAGCCGATCGGCCCCCTGGCCAAGGCCGTGCAGCTCGAGCCCGCCGAGGGCGAACGCGCCGGCGTCACGGTCATGGACCTGGGCACCTTCGCCAAGGCGCTGACGGTCGGAGTGCCCGTCACCGACAGCGCCGCGAAGGAGGGCGTGCAGGCGCTCACGCCCGAGAGCCTGGACCGCAACCCCCGCAAGGTCGTGCCCGCGTACGACCGCGCCAGCCGGACGGTCTTGCGCGCGATCCTGCGCCGCAAGCTGCCGCCGCGGCGCGCCGCGATCGCCCAGGCGTTCCAGAAGCTGGGCTGTGACCCGGAGACCGCGCGCGCTTACACCGAGCGCCTGCTTTTGGAAGCGACCCGCATGCAGCCTGACGGCAAACGCCGCTAGGGTGCGGGCGTGAAAAACGACGGAGGTGCACATGGCCGACCATGAAAAGATGCTCCAAGAAGGCGAAGCCGCGCTCGAGCGGGCCGCCGAACTCCTGGCCAAGGCCCAGGAGTTCGACCCGGCCGAGGGCGGCGAAGACCCCGACGAGGACTTCGCCGGCCTCGACCATCCCGAACCCACCGAGGACGAGGTGGGCGAGGGCGGGCCCGACAAGGACGGCGACGACGACTGCCCCGAGGGCGAAGAGGACTGCGAGAAGCAGGACGACGACGCCCCGAAGGGCGAAAGCGAGGACGGCACGGTGCCGGTCCCCGGCCCGACCGGCGACGAGGAGCCCATGGCCAAGGCGGCCGACGGCTTCGTAGACGCCACCCCGCTCCTGGAGGCGATTGACGCCAAGCTGGCGAAGCTGGACGCCCTGGCCGAGCGGGTGCGGCAGCTCGAGGCCCAGAACGCCACCCTGGTCAAGGCGCTCGTCGAGCAGAACGCCGGCCTGGGGGTCCTGGTCAAGGCGCACCAGGTCCTCACCGACGAGACCCCCCGGCGCCCGAAGTCGAAGACCGTCTCGGTACCCACCCGCAAGCAGGTGGACTCCCTGCGAGAGATCTTCGCCAAGGCGGCTGAGGTCGTGGACGACCCGGTGCGGATGGCCCAGGTCGAACACTACTACCACAGCGGTGACGCCGAAGGCATGCTGTCCAGCCTGACCGCCGAAGAGCGCGCCAAGCTCGAACTGAAGTAAGTCAAAGAGGAGGAAACGAATGCACGGACTGGGAGAAGGAGTCATCAGCGGCGCGGGCATCCCCGCCGGAGGCATCGAGACTTTCGAGGACTGGAACGCGTTCGCCAAGGCGATCCAGACCTCGACCTACGAGACGGACCACAGCCAGCTCACCGGCGTGGGCGGGCTGCGCGTGGAAAGCCTCGAGACCACGCTCAAGAAGGTGATCGAAAAGGAGGAGAGCTTCAAGCTCTTCCGGGCCCTGAAGCGCCAGCCGGTCGGCAGCTCGGTGCATGAGTACACCGTCCAGACCAGCATCGGCGGCCAGCCTGGCGGCGCCTTCAACTCCGAGACCGGGGACATCGGTGCTGAGGTCGGCGAGTACGAGCGCCAGATCACCTTCGTGAAGTACCTCATGACCCAGGCGCAGGTCTCCCACGTCGCCTCGGTGCAGAAGACCATCGTGCCCCTGAAGGCGCGCGAGAACACCAACGCTCTCCTGCGTCTCTCGCGCGCGGCCAACTGGTCCATGTACCACGGCGACGCCTCGGTGGCCCCGATGCAGTTCGACGGCATCGAGGCGATCCTGCGCGGCTGGCGCGGTGGCTCGCACATCAAGGACGCACAGGGCTCGAGCGACGTGGGCGCGATCGTGGACACCATCTACGCCTCGTTCGCGGAGGTCCTGGGCGAGGGCAACTTCGGGAAGCTGACCCACGTCTACATGGACCCCATCACCCAGGCGGCGCTGGACCGCTACCTCGACCCCGCCTACCGCGTCAACCTGGACAACAACCCCGCCTCGCTCCAGCTGGGCGCTCCGGTGACGGCGATCCGCACCAGCTACGGCAACGTCTTCACCGAGCAGGACATCTGGATCGAGGGCCCCGAGAACGCCAAGCCGGCCTTCGCCAAGTACGGCCGGGTCCCCGACGACGCCCCGGGCGCGCCGACCGTCAGCGCCACCGCCAACGTCGGCGCCGGCTCCCGCTTCGATGCCGCCAAGGCGGGCACCTACTACTACGTCGTGGCCGCGATTGACGAGCGCGGCGTCGAGGGCATCCCCAGCACCGCGGTCTCGGGTGCGGTGGCCGCCGACGGCAGCATCACCCTCACCATCACCCCCAACGCCGACCGCAAGCAGACCGGCTACGCGATCTACCGCAGCACCCAGGACCCGGCCTCGGCCCCCGACCTCGGCGAGTACCGCCTGGTCAAGCGCATCCCCGCGAACGCGGACCGCACGGCCGACACGGTCTTCGAGGACAAGAACGAGGACATCCCCGGGAGCTCCAAGCTCTACCTCCTCAACCGCGATCCCGAGTCCATCTCGTGGATCCAGCTGCTGCCCGCCACGCAGTTCCCCCTCTACCCCACGAACAAGGCCGTGATCCCGTGGGCGGTGCTGCTCTACGGCGCGCTGCAGCTCTCCATCCCCAACCACCACTTCGTCGTCAAGAACTTCGTCTCGCCGCTGGCGTCCTGGAAGCCCTTTAAGTAAGCTCAGTAGCTTGCTTGAACGGCCGTCTACTCAGACGGCCGTTTCTGCTATTCTGGAGACGTATGGAATACCGCATCGAAGCAAAACACCCGGCCGTGGTGCATTCCGTGCGCAAAAGCGGCCACCACCAGGTCAACGGCGTGAAGTTCGAGGAACGCGAGGGGCGCGCGATCTCCGAGCCCGTGCCCGACGCGACGATCAAGACCTTCATGGGGGTCACGGGGTACCTGCTCGTGCGCGCCGAGCCCCCCTACGAGGTCGTCAGCGACCTCAGCGGCGAGAAGATCCGGGTGGCGACGCCGGCAGGCGAGGCCAAGGAGGGCGCGACCGAGGCGGCCCCGCCCGAGGGGGACGCGACCGAGACGGCCGCGGAACCAGCCGCCGAGCCAGCGCCGGCGGAGGCGGCCCCGGCCGAGGCCCCCAAGGCGGCCGCCAAGAAGCCCCGGCCCAAGAAGACCACCACCAAGAAGGCCACCAGCAACAACAAGTAGCCCGCAGCGTGACCGTCTCGGGGGGTAGGGTACGCCCATGCCCCTCGAGACGCTTTTGACCCCGGCATACATCCGCGACCGGTACCTGCCCGGGCTGCCCTTGCTCGACTCGCAGGGGCGCCCCCTGCCCGACGAGACCATCACCCAGCGCGTCAAGGCGGTGGTGCGGACCTTCGAGCGCAAGTACGGCATCCGCCTCGAGCCCAAGACGATCAAGCTGGGCACCTACCCCTTCGACGACGAGGACGCCTTCACCGTTGACGAGCGGTTCCCGGGGGTGGACTGGCACAGCGACCAGAACAAGGACCACCGCCACTTCATCATGCGCCTGCCCGTCGGGCCCATCGTCGAGATCCACCGCGTGGGCCTGTGGATGCCCGGCATGCCGCGGCCCGCGGTGTTCCCGAGCGACTGGGTGTACCCCGAGCGCAGCGCGACCGTGCGCATCTACGTCGGGAAGACCTTGACCTACGCGATTCCCCAGCTCAGCGGCATCATGATGAACCTGATCGGCCTCAACCGGCCGATCCCGGGCGGCTGGCACTTCCTCTACCGCGCGGGCTACACCGAAGAGGACCTCCAGGGTCAGGACTACGACCTGCTCGACGCCCTCGGGAAGGCGACGGCGCTCGAGGTGCTGACCCCGGGGAGCCTCGACAAGCACTTCGCCGACGGCGTTACCGCCCGCAACGTCAGCGTGGACGGCCTCTCGCAGTCCCTGAGCCTGACCAACACCCCCAACTCCCTCAAGTACCAGGCCCTGATCGCGCGTTACAGCGAGGAGCTGGCCACCTGGGAGAAGACCTTCTGGGCGCGCAAGTCGGGCGTCCGCTTCGGGGTGGTGTAGACCATGGACTACGATCACTTCCCCATCCCTGAGATCGAGCCGGCGTGGTTCGACACCCTGCTCAACTCCGACCTCACCTACCGCGTCGTGTACCGCCGCGCGGCTCTGTGCCCCTGCCAGGACGAGCGCGGAGCCGGGCCCGACCCGAAGTGCCCCGTCTGCCACGGCGTGGGGTACACCTGGGAGCCGGTGCAGTACGCGGAGTACACGGACACCCTGGTGCGCGTCGAGCCGACGGTGTGGGGCCTCGACCAGGCCAGCTCGAGCGAGCGCATGACGCGCGGGGGCGTGGTGGCCCTGCTCGAGGTACAGGACGAGGACGGCACGATCTACGCCCCCTACACCGAAGTGACCTTCGACCCCAACGGCCGCATCCGCTTCACCAGCACCAACCGCGCGCCGGCGCCGGGCAAACGCTACACGGTGCGCTACCGGGCCCCGGTGCAGGGCCGCATGCACGCCGAAAGCGCCCAGAAGCGGCGCATCTACGCTGACCGCGGCGAGGTCCAGGCGGGCGACCTGATCGCCTCCATCCCGTACACCCTCGAAGACCTGAAGACCCCCAACCCGGCCTGGAACGCCGGCCCGCACGACCGCTTCATCCTGGTGGACGAGACCTACCGCTACCAGCAGCGCATGCGCCGCGGCCGCAAGGAGACCCTGACCTACACCTGGATCCACCGGATCCTGGGGGCCCGCGCCGTCGTGAACGACCAGGTGGTCGAGTACGCCGAGGGGGTGGACTTCCAGGTGAACGACGGCGAGGTGGAGTGGCTGCCGGGGCGGGGACCGGCGCCGCGGACCCCGTACGTCCTCGAGTACGACGCCGCGCCGGAATACTACGTCCTCGACGGACTAACCTACGACCGCCATGCCGGCGGCCACAGTCTCCCCCGCCGCCTGATGCTGCGCCTTTGGAACAACTACCCGGGCCGCGGCCGATAAACCCTCTTATCGCCCCCGAACCTTACACGCCGAGGCCTCGCCGGTGTAAGGTTTCGGGGGCTGGCTTTCTGGACGGACAACCCAGCTTGCGGGCTTAATCGCCTGTCCGGTATAGTAGACGCATGAAGCCACGCCACTCATGGCCCTACCCGGAGGGCTACCAACTGTACGAGGGCGACGCCCTCGAGCAGCTGCGCCTCCTGCCCGACGGGGCGGTGCATTGCATCGTCACCAGCCCGCCCTACTGGGGGTTGCGCGACTACGGCCTCGAGCCCGGCGTCTGGGGTGGAGATCCCGAGTGCCGCCACGAGTGGGGGCCGATGGAGCGCGGCAAGCGCCAGGACCTGCTCCCCGAGGAGGTCAGCAACAGCAAATCCCGCCTCAGCACCCACCTGGAGCAGAACCGCGCGCCCCAGAACGGCGGCCGCTTCTGCACCCGCTGCGGGGCGTGGCAGGGGCAGCTCGGGCTCGAGCCCACGCCCGACCTCTACGTCGAGCACATGGTGGCGGTGTTCCGCGAGGCGCGTCGCGTCCTCGCCGAGGACGGCACCCTCTGGCTCAACATCGGCGACTCCTACGTCACGGGGGCGGTCGGGGGGCTCAAGCGCAAGGACCTGTCCGGCATCCCCTGGCGGCTGGCGCTGGCCTTGCAGGCCGACGGCTGGTACCTGCGCTCGGACATCATCTGGTCAAAACCTAACGCGATCCCCGAGAGCGTGCGCGACCGCCCGACCCGCGCGCACGAGTACGTTTTCCTGCTCACCAAATCGCCCCGCTACTACTACGACGCGGCCGCCATCGCCGAGACCGCCGTTGGCGGGCACAGCGGTGCGGGGGCGACGTTCCGGCGCGAGGGCAGCCAGCGCGGCGAGCCAATCGTGCCCGGGCAGGACCGGGGGACGCACCGCAGCGACCGCCCCGCCGTCGCCTACAACGGCCCGACCCGCAACGCCCGCAGCGTCTGGACGATCCCCACACGCCCGTACCCGG